TTAGCGGCTCTCCTTGCTGGGCTTGGCGAACTTCTTTGACAGGTTAGCCATCGCCTCGTCTGCCATCGCGGCTTTATTCGCCTTCGCGGCGTAGCGGGTAAACTCCCGGTCGGTCTTGTGACCGGTGACCGCGCGGCCTTGCTGGTTGGTCGATCCCGACTCGGCTAGGCGGCGCGACATGGCTTTGCGCAGTCCATGGGGTGAACAGCCCAGCGGCAGCCCCGCGTCCTTCACCTTGCGGCGAAACCAGTTGCCGAAGCCGTCCGCGGTATAGGGCTTTCCGAATTGCGTCTGGAGATAGGTTCCGGTCGTGTCGGCGAAGGGAGCAAGGGCCTCCTCCAGCTCGGCGGTGATCGGAATCGACGTGTCGCTATCGTTTTTCGTATGGTCGAGATTGAGCCTGTCCCCGTTCCGGTTCTCGGGGCCGATCTTGATCATATCCGACCGGCGCACGGCGGTGTGCAGGAGCAGCGCGAAGGCAAGGCGCTCGCGCGTTCCTACGGGCCATTTCGCCTCATAGGCGGCTATCTCTTCTTCCGTCCAAGTGTGGAAGCCTTCGCCCTCCATCTTGTAGGCATCGGTTGCCTCGACGGGGTTGTGCTTCATAAGGCCCATTTTGATGGCCTGCCGGAATATGCGGGCGAGAGCCTTGCGATAGTTGTTCGCCGCCGCCGGGGTAGATTCCATCTCGCCAAGTTTCTTGTCGATGATCGCCGTGGTTATGGCCGTGATCTTGCGGTGTCCGTTGCGGGCGCGGAACTTCTCGATAATGCCCTGATAGGTGCGGCGGCTCGACGGCTTCATCTTGCGCCAGCGCGGGGTGTTGTATAGCGCAGCCACAACAGCATCGACGGTTCCGGCTTCATATCTCGGTTCAGGCGCGGGCTTCTCCGCTGACTTCGCCCGTAGATATTCCTCCATGAACTCGGGGGTTCCTGGCTGGTTGCGGAAATGATAGGTCGGCAGTCCCGCTTTGCGGAAGCGATACCGCTTGCCGCCGTGGCGATCGGTATATTCGGTCACGTTATCGGGGAGCCACTTTTTGCGCTTCACAGGTCAAACTCTTCTTCATCGTTGGCGGGCGGCGTCTTTCCGCATATGATCTCGATTTCGCCATTGGGGCGCAAGATGACGCGCGGGGCTTGCTCGCCTTCCTTCTTGGCGGCGCGAATTGCCTTCCGCACGTCAGCCTGAGAGAAGCGAGCGCGCGCCGTCATCGCCGCCCCCGCTCCACGACCCCGACGATCTCGCCAGCGTCCCGGTTCTTCATTTCTCTTACCCGAGCTACCAGCACAGGAAACTCCCTGTGGACGAATCTACCGAAGGCCTGTTCTATGATGACGGGCTCGGGGGCGTAGTGTTCGATGTGGCGGATCATGGCTGGCTGTCCTTTTCAACATGCCACGACCAGAGGTCGCGGACGCTGGTCGCCGCGCAGCCGCATTCGCGCCCGTCGCAGCAGTAGGAGGAATCGAGGTCGCGCCGCCAAACGCTGTCGCGCCATTCAACGAATGCGCCGGCCAGCAGATATTGCAGCACGCGGAACTTGAAGATGAGGTCACCCACGGCTCACCTCCCCCTTATGTTGGAGGGCGGCGCGGGCAATTTCGACAGGGCTGCGAAAGCGTATCTTGCCCGAGCCTTCGATAACCATTTGGCCGTCTGCTATCTCGCGCAGTGCCTCCCGCAGCCTCTCGGTTTCATCAACAGGCTGTGCGGACGCACGCGTGGTGTGGTCGGCTAACTTTTCGAGCGCATCGGCTATGCGTTTCGTCTGGAAAGCGTGCGCTATCGCGATAGCATCATGCGAGTTGACGCCGTATCCGACGCGTTGCCCGAGGCCCAAGCCGTCGTTCGGCACGGTGCGGTAGGGATGCAGGTCATCGATCAGTCTTGCTGCCCAAGTATCCATTATACCTCCCCTTCCCGACCAGTGGCGATTCGATGCGCCGTAAGGATGATCTGCTGACGCCGGAGGTCGGTATGGTCGCCTTTGAGGGCATCCCATACGGTAGCGCAAAATGCTTCGTCCCCCTCCTGTGCGGGGGTGGCAGAGAGGGCGCGGTCGATGGTCGCAAGCATTTCGTCGGTCCCGCAAGTGCATTTCCGGTCATCCGGCCATGTGCGCTCGCCGTCCTCGTCGTCGAAATTTTGCTCGCCGTATTCGAGATCGAGTTCGCATCCCTCATCGTGATTGCCGACGACATAATTGCGCGCGGTCGCCAACGCCTCCCGCACCGCATCCTTCCCGATACGGTCGGGTGTCGGGGGTGTGGTGAGGGCGGCGCGAATGTTGTGCAGCAAAATGCTCCGGTCATCGTCGCCGGGGTTCTCAGTCGTCTCTATCGAGAGAGGTCCGCAAACCTGTTCGACGTGCCACAGGATTCGTTCTGCCAGTTCGACGGGTTTCGCAGGAAGGCTCGTCGTTATGCCGCCGTCCATCGTTATAGCGGTGAACATATCGACCCATATTTGATAGACCATCGCCCATTCGTCGCCACCGACAGAAAGTTGGTAGAGGCCCGCCTGCACCATATCATCTGTCGGCTCGCGAGGTGCCATGACCAGCACCTCCCCGTCATATTCCTGCCCAAGCCGCTGCAATTCCGCCATCGGTTCAGCCGTGGGGGTGGATAGAGAGGCGAGGATATCGCCCTCCGGATGATCGCGAGCGATCTCCAAGGCAATGTCGGTGTCGTCGGCATCCTCGATACCGAGGGCCATCAGCACTTCGGCGTAAAGGTCCGCAGCGTCATAGCCGACGACTTCCGCAGCTTCCCCGCTCGCCATGACGGAAAGCATAAGGCCCAACTTGGCGAGCGTGGTCACGCGCCGCTGTTGCAGGTCGGCATAGCAACCGGGCCACGGCTCCACCCCGCCAGCATTACTGCTGCTCTGGCTGTTATCGCCGGACAGCGCAGAAGGGGTGAGGGCGGCGAAGGCTTGAACCACAGCAAGATGATCCGCCTCGCCGAGACGAATTTGCATGGTTTGGTCTGTCGCCTGAATAACTGCGTTTGCCGCAGCATCCCGACCCGCCTGCGTCACCGGGAAAGGCGCCTGCGTCACAGGGGTATTGCTCGTCATGATGATGCTCCGGGCTGGGGAAGGCTATCGTTCAGCTCGCGCCACCATTTGGCGGTTTCCGCGCGAGCTTTCTTGAAGGCTTCGGTGGGCACGAAATATCCTTCGCCGCCGCATCGTTCGCACTCGACCTCGCCGCGACCGCAGCAGCAGAAATCTCCCGCGCACAGACACTCCTCGGTGCCCATGCTTTGGCAGCGATCACACCATTCGGCGTCGCTCGGCCACCATCGCCCGCAGTCGTCGTAGAAGCCTTCGTCGTCCTCGGGCCCGCCCACAGTGCTATTGCTGTCAGGCATGGGGGTGGTCCTTTCGGTCAAGCTGTTCGATCGCCGCGAGAATGTCGCGCTCGCGCTGCCGCCAGTATCGCTTGTTATTTCCGGTAACGATCAGGCGGCGGACACTGTCGAGGGCCCTAAACTTTCGCCTGCGGGCGGACAGGTCACCCATGATCAATATCCTTTTCTTCGAGGGCGCGGAGGGAGGCGAGCGTTATCGTTGGGGAAATCGTGTGCTCTTCCGCCCAAAACGTCGTGCGCACTTTCCCACCTCGGTGGGTGTAAATAACCTTTGTCCCGGCGGAGTTCGGGCTTATCGCGATGTAGACATCGCTGGGCTTGAACAGGGCGACTTCGATCAGCACGTCCAGTTCGTTGCTGCGCTCGCCCGCCTCCACCCGTTCGATAAGATCTGATAGGTTGGGGGAGGTCATGGCTGCACCTGTTTGTGATGGACCGCGCAAAATACGCCATTTTTCGCAGCCTTGCTGCATTGGCGACGGCCTGAAACCCAAGTCGATCCGTAGCGCAGGCGCGCTTGGCAGCGCGGGCGGCCATCAGATAGGTGGGGGCGCAGAGGCTCGACGCTCATCGTCCCTTCCTCCTATCCCTATCCATCTGTCTCTTGCGGCGCATGGCGAGAGCGTCGGGGCGGAGGGCGGCGATTTCGCTGCTCAGCGCGAGAACCTTGGCGGCGCGACCATCGGCCAGTTCATGCAGTTCCGCATTTAGTTCGATCTGCTTTTCGAGGTCGGTGGCGGCGCGCTTGAATTTGTCAGACATGCGGTGCACGATCCGCTCATGCTCTGCCCGCGTCATCAAGCCGATGGTGTGGAGGAGGTTCATGCTGCCCTCCGCGCTTCACGGCGTTGGCGGGCAAGCAAGTCCTTCGCTTTCGGGTTCGTGACGCCAAGCATCTTGCCGCGACCAAGATAGAACTTCTTGCGCGGGCCGACGCTGACGTAACCGTCGAACTCGCCGTTGACGAAACGGGGGCTAAAATCGGTTCCGACTTGCTGACGTTGAATGCGGCGAACAAAACTACTCATCATCATCACTCCTGAATTACACCGGGCGGGTTGTTGGCCGCGCCCGGCTCCCTGTGGAAACTCGTTGCCGGTGATCCGGCGGCTATGCGGGGGGGGCGCAGCCGAACCTCATCGAGGCTCGTTACCGTCGGTCGACCGCGCAGAGCCCGCGTGTGGTTGATGCGTTTCAGCCGGTAAGCCGGGTCGCGCCGGTATCGATCGCGCTCGTATTGCGAGATGGCGGCGGGCTGGCGCGACGGCGTGAGGCTGTCGTCGGAGCGGCGTTCGCGGGTCATCAGAAGGGCGCCTCTTCCGTCTCTTCAACATGCGCCTCGCCCATGTCAGTATCGGCGCGGCCTTCCTCGGCGTTGGGCGCGTCCGTCAGCTCAGCCTTTCGTGCGTCGAGGTCGGCTTGAAGTTCGGCGCGGTGCGGCGCCATCGACTTGCGCGTCCAGACTGTTTTGAGGTCGTCGATCGTGGTGGCGTTGGCGATGTCGCAGCGGGCCTGGTCGAGGGATAGGCCGGCGGGGGTGGCGTCGTTCGCGGGCGCTTCCAGAACGCAAACCTTGTGCGGCGCGCGCTTGCCCTTGGTGGCCGTCAGCGACATCACCATGTCGCGTTCGATGTGCGACAAGTGGCTGACCCGAATGCCGCCGACTTCGAGGCCGCCCCATTTGACCTTGGGGTCGCGATAGAGCGTGACCGACCGACCGACATAGGCGTTGGCGTCGGGGCCCCATGCGGCGACGAGGACGCGAGACATCGACTTGCACGGGCGCCAGACGCGCGGCTCGCCCACCAGTTTGATACTAACCGGCTGCTCGGTGCCGGGGCTGATCGCAACGCCTTCGATGATGAAGGTTGCTGGGCCCGCGATGAAGTCCTCCGCGTTGAGCTGGTCACTCCGCGGAATGATGACTTGGCTCATATCGTTCATACGAACATCTCCTGTTCAATCTTTCGCTCGGTTGGGATCGGCTTCGGCATGGCTTCCAAAGCCTCGAAATAGTCGGCCATCGCGTTCATCACGTTCTTCTCGAACTCGCCCGCGGCCTCGATGATCGCGTCCTGAATTTCGGGGATCGGATGCACTCGAATGACGGCCATGTGCAGACCGCCAGAGTAGGAAATGAAGTCCCACCACTTGCGCTCGCAGACGAGCATTTCGCCCTGCACCTGCAGGATGAAGTCGTCGGGGATGCCGCCGGCGCGATAATTTTCGACGATGGTCTGGATCTGGAATTTCTGTCGGCGCGACTTGGCCTCGATGCCGCCGTCCGTGCCGACCAGGCCGTCGGGCGAGCAGCCGAGCGTAAAGCCCCACTTGTCGTTCGTGACGAAACCCACTTCCTCGACCGGCCCGTAATGCTTGGCATAAAGGTCGCGGGCGAGAATTTCGTCGTCCATGCCGCGAAGCATGTCCTCGCCGATATAGGTCGGCTCGACGTAATCGCTGATACGCTGCGCCGCGATTTCCCAGACATGGGCGCGGAGTTTGTCGTTGTTGGCGATCTTGAGCGTCGGCGTCAGAACCAGCTTGAACTCGGATGCCGTCATCAGACCGAGACGAGCCCGATGCCAGTCATCGCTGCCCTGAATAAGATCGCGGTGATATTTGACAGCCATGTATCAGGCTCCCGGAAAGATGACGGACACCGCGGCGGCGATGAACCAGAGGGTCGCGGTGATTCCGACCGCCGCAAAGAAATCCCGCGCCGGGATGCTCGACAGGACCGACCGCGGCGTCGGGCGTTCGTCGGCCTGCATGGTTTCGGCGGGGATGATTTCGGGCGTCGGCGGATCGAAGGATGCGCGGTTGAAGGCCTCGAGGGTGTGGGGGTGTTTCATGCTGCGTCCCCCTTTGACGGGTATGCCAGTGAGCGCGTCCAGTCTTGTCGAGCCCGCCCGCTGATACGCATAGGCATAAGGACGCCGAGAAAGTCTGGATCACTGCTGTCCAATATGACGTGCGGGTCAGATTCCTGGCCGCCGCGGATGGTCAGGCTTTGGCCAAAGCTCGTCAGATATTTTGCATTGAACCCGCGAACGACATCAGCTTCCGCTTCGGCGGGAAGGATGCGCGTATAGTCGGGGAACGTGCCGTCGATCAGCACGTCACCGAAACGCTGGTAACAATCATCGATCCGGGCGATTGCGTTTTCGGGCGTGTCGTGGTCGCGGTCGTGAATCGGATCGACCAATGAAAGGTGAGCGAAAAGCGGGCCGGTTCGCGTCATTACCGCCCAAGCGCGGGCGTGTTCGCGGACAGGCGTCTTGATCTCTTTCGGCAAGCGGATGATCTGCGGTTCGTTGACCAGTCCGTCGACATCGCGACGGACCCCGAGACGATGACCGTCTGTAGCTGCGCATACCGCGCCGCCGCTATCGTGGGCGTGGACAAATACGCCGCCGAGATAATAGCGCGTCATCTCGGTTGAGATAAACGGGCGGACACGAAGCAGCGCATCGAGCCGCACAGCGAAGCAATGGACCGGTTTCTTGAGGGTAGACCGCAGTTTGAACGGCAGCTTTTCAGCTTCAATCTTTGATGGGGCATTCATCATTTCATCTCCCGCGAAGCCGCCTCGACCGCATGGATCGCGTCGTCGAAAAGGTCGGCTGTGAGGTGTTCGCCACGGACCCGCAGAGAGTCGCGAAGGCGGGACAGGTTCAGAAGCGCCGCGTCGGCAAAGGCTTCCTCGGCTTCGGTGATGCGGAGGGCGAGGGTCATGCTGTGGCCCCTTCGATCTTGGCATCGACTTCGGCGCAAAGGTCGTCGAGCGTGCGCGCTTCGACGATCAGACCGTTGTCGACCCAGCCGTCTTCCGGCCCCTCGTAAGATGCATCGTAATCAGGGCTGGTCGCGGTGTAGCGGCCATAGTCGAACGCGATCGCCCAACCGCGATAGGCGCTGGCCCCGCTCACAGCCCCACCGCCTTCAAAGCGTCGGCCGTCCGGCGCGACTGATCGGCAAGCCGCGCATGATATGCGGCGTCAGCGTTCGGCTTCTTCGCGAGAATGTCCTGACGGATCGCCTCCATCGTCGCGGCTTCGTGCCGGTGGCGCCGCTCGTGAACCGGCATCGCCTCGAAGTTGCGCACGGCGGTTTCGGGAACGAGGCTCAGCGCAATCGCGCGGCGGTTCGCGTCGAAGGCTTTGATGAGGGCGGGGTCGTGGCGCAAGGTCGTCTCCATCGTTGCCCGCTTCTCGCGTCCCGGTTGGGAGGTCGGCGGGTGATGGAGTCGTTATGGTGTGCGATTTCACACCTGTCAACAATAATCGGTGTGTAGGTTCACACTTTATTGTCAAGGCGCGAAAAACCCCGCCGGATTGCTCGGGCGGGGTTTGGCGGATTAGGCGATCTAGTTGGCGGCGATCGGTGTCTGTTCCATAAACTCGGCGTTGACATCTTTGCGTTCGAATTCGTTGAATTTCGCCTTAAACGTTGCCTCATCGGAAATTTGCAGGTCGGCACGGCCCGATAGAAAGCCGGTCTTTATCGCGCATCGGACATACCGCGTCTCACCGGCGCCGACGGCCACCTCGATGCTGGCGGTCTTGTTCATCAGGATATAACGGCCCGGCTGCACGGTCCATTCGGCATATTTGTTCCGGCCCAGCTCGACGACCTCCTTGCCCTCGTATCGGATCGGGCACGCGAGGGCCATGCCGACGACCGATCCCGGTCGATACATGATGATCTTGCTCGCGGTCTCTTGCGCGAACACGGGCGATGAAATCGCCAACCCTACTGCCAGAAGAATCCTCAGCATAATCCTCCCCCTGATTTCCTCAAATCTGCCGCGACTTCCATTTTTCGAGCGCGCGCCGCGGCAAAACTCCCTCCACCGGCGACGCCCATAAAACCTCGACGTTGGTCATGTCCTTCGCGTTCAGCGACCGCAGCGTATAGCGGTTGGCCTCGGTCCCTAGCGAAAGTATCTTGAGATAGGTGCCGCCGTCTGCCGTGTGGACCGCGCAATAGTCGTCGATATATTCGGGCAGAATTCCCTCATGATCGCGGCGCACATATACGATGTCGCCATCATCATATTTCGGAAGCATTGAATCGCCGCAGACGCGCAGGGCCATCAAGCGGCCTGGCGTGAACGCGGGGCGCGGCACGTTCTCCGGCTCGCTTTCTTCCAGCCACAGGATTTCGCCGCCGGCGCCGATGTTGCCGTGCACGAACACCGGATCGCGACCGCTCAAGTCATCGACCGTCGTCTCGAAATATTCCGCCAGTTTCACCAGCGTGTCGGCTCGCACGAATTTCCGCTCAGGGTTGAAAAGGTCGCGGATCGCGGTCTCGCCAAGCCCGGCCTCCTTGGCCAGCGGCTTTCGCTTAATGCCAACGCGGTCCATCTGCCGCTGAACGGATGCGCGCAATGCCTCGATGTCGAATGCTTCTGCCATCGGTGTGAAATGGCACAGTTCGATAATATCTGAGCAGTCGCGAAATATCACACCTTGACGGTGTGCAATTTCACACCTATCAATCGCAAGCATGGCAAGCATCCTCGAAGATATCGAAGCCTTTATCGCAGCGAAAGAGATTTCGCCGACGGCATTCGGCGACATGGCGAGCAATGATCGTCATCTGGTTCGTCAGCTTCGCAGCGGTCGGCGACTGTGGCCCGAGACCGAGGCCAAAATTCGCAAGTTCATGGCGGAATACACGCCCGACCAGTCGAGCGCCGCCGCATGACCCCTCCCGCCCAACCCCTCGGCGGGACAGCCCGCGCTCGGTTTCCCCAAATCCCCTCCGAGCGCGGGCGCACATTCCAGAACACCCCCACCGGATACTCGACAGCCGACCGCGACGGCGGCTGCGAAGGGCGAGCTGCGTCTGAATTCTCGGGCGTCAACGCGGGCCGTCTGGAGGAAACTCATCTTCCCGCGAAGCTCGCCAACGTCGCTGTTTTTTCTCTCGATCATGGGATTTTGTGATGAAGCCTTTGGACCGAAATGGCTTTCTGCCTTTGTCTTTGCCGACGCAAAAGTCTTTGCGCGGTGCAGTCGCCACCATCATCCGTGACGTCCAGCGCGATTATGGCGAAACCGATCAGGAAACCGCCGACCAGTTGGGCATCAGCGACGGCACCGTGCGCAATGCCCGCAATGAGCGAGCCGACCTGAATGCCGTGACGATCGCGCGCATCGGGGCACGATATGGCGCACATTATGTCGACCCATATCATCGACTATACGGCGCGCGCGCCGAGAACCTCGATCGCAAAGCGTCGGATCCGCTGACTCCGCTCGCAGAGGCTGTGGCAACGATCTGCAAGATGCGCTGCCCGAACGGGCCGGGCGGGATCGTCGAATTGCCGAAGGAGCGGCTGGACGCGCTGCCGATGCTCAAGGAGGCCTATCGCGAGCTGGGGGCGTATATCTCGGAAATTGAAGCGCTGCGGGTGTCTGCATGATCCCCAACCGCATCAAACCCCGCGAGCGCGACGAAATCGTGGCCTATCTCGCAGCGCGGCCGAAGACTCCTTACGTGCGCGTGGCCCGTGAATTTTCCCGGTCGACGACGACTGTCGCCGGTATCGCGCGGGCCAATGGGCTGGCGAGGGGTGGGCGGTGATCCACCTCCGCCCCTACCAACAAACAATGCTCGACGGCGCCCGCGAAGGCTTCAAAGAGCGTATCCGCGCGATCCTGCTTCAGCTCGCAACCGGCGGCGGCAAGACGGTCTCGGGCTCCTATATGATCCACGGCGCCGCGCAGAAGGGCAAAGTCTGCTGGTGGCTGACCCATCGCCGTGAGTTGATCGGGCAGACGAGCCGCACCTTTTCCTCAATGGGTATCGTTCACGGCATCATCCAGGGCGGGCATTCGACAGACCCGCACAAGCTGGTGCAAATCGGTTCGATCCAGACCGTCGCGCGCCGCCTCGACAAGCTCACCCCGCCCGATCTGATCATTTTCGACGAATGCCATCATCTCGGCGCGGGTCAGTGGCAGGCCATTTTCGACGCGTTCCCCGATGCGAAGATCATTGGCCTGACCGCGACCCCGTGGCGGCTCGATGGCGTCGGGCTCGGGCGTTGGTTCGGGCGCATGGTCAATGGGCCGACGGTCAAGCAGTTGATCGAGGCCGGGGCGCTGTCGAAATATCGCCTGTTCGCGCCTCACGTTCCCGACCTGTCATCGGTCGGGACTCAAGCCGGCGACCTGAAACGCGACGAACTCGCCGAGGTGATGGACAAGCCGTCGATCGTCGGCGACGCGGTGAAACATTATCAGAAACTCTGCCCCGGCAAGCGCGCCGTCGCGTTCGCGGTCAATATCGAGCATTCGCGCCACATCGTTCAGCAGTTTCAGTTGGCGGGTATCGCGGCCGAACATGTCGACGGCACGATGGACACGACGACGCGCGACGCGGCGATCCAGCGCTTCATCGGCGGCGAAACGCTCGTGCTATCAAATTGTGAGCTTTTCGGGGAAGGTTTTGACGTGCCCGCGATCGAGGCCGTCATTCTCCTGCGCCCGACCAAATCCCTGTCGCTCTATCTGCAGCAGGTCGGCCGCGCGCTGAGGCCGGCGCCCGGCAAGGATTATGCAATCATTCTCGATCATGCGGGCAATTCGCTCCCGCGCGAACTGAACGGGCAGGGGCACGGCTTTCCCGACGACGATCGCACATGGTCTCTGGACGACCGGGAAAAGCGCAAGGCCGGCGAAAAATCCGAAGTCACGATACGCACCTGCTCCGAATGCTTCGCCGTGTTCCGACCGGTGCCCGAGTGCCCGAACTGCGGCCATGTGTATGTCGCGCAGGTTCGCGAGATCGAGCAGGTCGAGGGCGATCTGAAAGAGATCGACGTCGAGGCGCTGCGCCGGGCCGAGATGCAGGCGAAGAAACGCGAGCAGGGGCAGGCGGAAACGCTCGATGACCTTATCCGTGTCGGTCGCCAGCGCGGCCAGCGAAATCCCGAAGCCTGGGCGCGCCATGTGCTTCAGGGCCGCATCGAGGCCCAGCAATTTGCTGACTCGATCGGTCTCACCCCAATGCAGGTCAAAGCCTATCGCAAGGAAGGAATGCCCGCGGCGTCGAAGGGTGCCGTGGCGGCGTTGATGTGGATCCGTGCCGAAAAGCCGTCGGTGTTTCAATGGATCGAGCGCGAGCATCCTGAGGTATTCACCGGGGCGGTGCTGCGCGAGATCGCTGATGAGAGGGTGGCTGCATGAGCTGGTCACCTCAACAGGAACGGGCGATCGCCGACGTCAAGGCATGGCTGGCCGACAAGTCCGGCAAGCAGGTGTTTCGCCTGTTTGGCTATGCCGGGACGGGCAAAACGACGCTCGCGAAAGAACTGGCGCAGTCGGTCAAGGGTTCGGTGCTCTATGCCACCTTCACCGGCAAGGCCGCGCTCGTCCTGCGCAAAAAAGGGTGCGATGACGCGAGCACGATTCATTCTCTGATTTACAAGGTTGAGGTGAACGAGCGCACCGGAGAGGCGACTTTCACGCTCAACAACGAAAGTGACCTTTGCGACGCCGCGCTTCTGATCGTCGACGAAGTGTCGATGGTCGGCGCCGAACTTGCGAAAGACCTTCTTTCGTTTGGCAAGCGCATCCTCGTCCTTGGCGATCCGGCACAGCTGCCGCCTGTCCGCGATGAGGGTTTCTTCATCAACTCGGCGCCCGACGTGATGCTGACCGAGGTTCACCGCCAGGCGGCCGAAAACCCGATCATTCGGATGAGCATGGACATTCGCGAAGGCAATCGACTTGCCGTCGGCGCCTATGGTGACAGCCTCGTCACCGCTCGCGCAGACATCGGCCACGACCGTCTGCGCGAATTGGTGCTGTCGTCTGACCAGCTTCTGTGCGGCATGAACCGCACCCGCGTCGCATATAACCGCCGGATCCGCGCGCTCAAAGGATTGGCGGGCGATGCCGAGGATTTTCACCCGACCGTCGGCGACAAGTTGATTTGCCTCAAGAACAAGCGAGCCAAGAGCATCTTCAACGGCGGCATGTGGATGGCGGACAGCGTTGCCGACAAATTCGGATGCTTGTCTATCGAGGTGACATCGCTCGACGAGGATCGTGACCCTTTGACGGTCGAGGTCGCCGAGGAATTTTTCGTCGGTGCTGAGCACAAGATCGAATGGCGCGAACGTCAGAAGTACGACGAATTCACTTTTGGATGGGCGATCACCTGCCACAAATCTCAGGGCAGCCAGTGGGATCACGTCATCGTGTTCGACGAGAGCGGCGCGTTTCGCGATGCCCGTGCGAACTGGCTTTATACCGCGGTCACGCGCGCGGCCGAGAAAGTGACGGTGATCCAGTGAGCGCCCCCCACGACGACCTTGTCCGCAAAATCCGCATCTTCATTTCCGAGATCGGCGGCCTGTCGTGCCACATCGAAACGCCGGGTCTGTTGTTCGACAAGGCCGGGCGTCCGGTGAAGATCGGCAAAAAAGGCCGTCTCGACATCGCGGCGACGATCAAAGGGCGATCGGTCTGGATCGACGCAAAGATCGGAAAAGACCGCTTGAAGCCCGAACAGGTGAAATTTGCGCAGGCCGTACAGCGGGCAGGGGGCTTGGCCTTCGCCGCCTATTCTGTCGACGATGTGCGCGACACCCTTCGATTGGAGGGGCTGGCATGAAAGCCGCATCCTGCTTTTCCGGCATCGGAGCCCCCGAACTCGGCGGACCCCAATTCGATTGGGTCTGGTGCGCCGAGGTCGAAAAATTCCCCTCCGCCGTGCTCGCTGCGCGCTTCCCGCATTCGGTCAATCTCGGCGACGTGACGGCCGACGACTTCCTGCAACGCGCATCCGCCTTCGGCCCGCTCGACCTGCTCGTCGGAGGCCCGCCCTGTCAGGATTTCAGCGTCGCGGGCCTGCGCGCCGGGACCGCTGGCGACCGCGGCAACCTGTCCCTCCGTTTCATGGAAATAGCACATGCAATTAGACCTCGAAACCTTCTTGTCGAAAACGTCCCCGGCTGGCTCAACATGCCCGACAACGCCTTCGGCAGTTTCTTGGGAGGCCTTGTCGGGGCAGATGATGCCCTGCGTTCGCCACTCGACGGAAAATGGCCCAGTGCAGGTATGGTTGCCGGGCCAAGGGCACGGGCAGCTTGGCGGGTTTTCGACGCTCAATATTTCGGAGTGGCCCAACGACGCCGCCGTGTGTTCGTTGTCGCAGATTTTGGAGAAGGGGCCGATCCCGCAGCGGTATTATTTGAGCGCAAAAGCCTGTCTGGGAATACTGCGCCGCGCCGGGAAACGGGGACGCGAGTTGCCGCGCTCACTTCAAATGGCGTTGGAACATGTGGCGCAGATGACAATCAGGCCCAAGCCGGACATTTGATCCACTGCCACGACGTCGCCCCGAGGCTCAACACGACGCTCGGCGATAAGCAGGGCCTCGAAGATCAGCACATCAACGGCGGGTGTGGGCATTTCGTCGCCCATAGCCTCCGCGCCGAGGGTTTTGATGCGAGCGAAGACGGGACTGGGCGCGGGACGCCGATAATCCCAATCGACATGCGGCAGGCCAGTCGCGGCGCGACGATGACGAACAATCGCGCGGATGGATCAAGCGGCGGTGCTCCGGGAACGGGCATCGGAAATCCCGGCGACCCTTCGCCGACCCTCCGCAGCATGGGGCACGACAAGAGCCATGCGAACGGCGGCGGGCAAATGGCGGTGGCATTCGACGCTCGCCAGTCCGATGTTCTATTTTACGGCGACCACACCGGCCCAATGGACACCGGATTTCCCGGGCCGTCGATAGCACAAGGCTGGCAGGTCCGCCGCCTTACGCCGACCGAGTGCGAGCGTCTTCAGGACTTCCCGGACGGCTTCACCGACATCGAATATCGCGGCAAGCCCGCCGCCGATGGCCCCCGATACAAGGCGCTCGGCAATAGCTGGGCGGCTTCTAACGGTGAATGGATCCTCGCGCGGCTGGCTGCGCTGCTCGATCAACGGAGGCTCGCAGCATGAGGCGACGCGACATCATCATCGCCGGCCCTTATGCGGCCGAAATCGCGATCCGGCAGGTCTTCGCGCCCATAGACGAGGCGCTCGACACGTCTATGAACTCGATGGCCGACGTCCGAACAATGTCGAAACTGTGCGCCGAGATAACCGACGTCCTCGACGCACACACCGATGACACCCCCGACAAGCTCTGGCGCGCGGCCCGACGGATCGAGCGAACGAAATGGGAATCGGCGCACCAGTGGAAGTGCCGGATGCTCAGCCTGAACCCCGCGACGACGCCCACGCTGGCGCTCGGGGGCATGACGGCGATGAACGTCGACGGGTGGAAGGTGGCTATCGCCATTCCCAGCCCGAGCCCGATGACGATCGAGCATGTGCCGATCACAGAAATCGTGCTGATCGACGCCGACGGAAACGCCAGTCTGTTCACGACGAAGCAACCCAGCCTCATCGAACCGATCAACACGCAGCGGTTCACAGTTCACGCCGACGCGAAGGCATGGGCGCGTGACTTCGCCCGGGCGAGGCTCGAGCATGTCCGGTCGGCGCAACAGGCGCGTCGTCAGGCCAATATCCCGCCGGTCTGGCATGGTCGCCCCCCAAGCGCCCTCGCGATCGGTCCGATGAACAAGATCGATTGGCCTTTCGCGGAACTCATTACCGCCGGCGAAGGCGTCGACGTCAAAGCCCTGAACCGATTGATCCGGCGCCCCGCACCACGCGCTCACGCGCATATGAATATGAGAAGCGCAGCATGATGGCCGTCGTCCACGAACTCAATGCCTGGCGGCATAACCTGCAAATGGGCGACAAGGGTCCGAAGCGGAACCTGACGAACACGATCGCGCACCTCCGCGGCCTGCCCGAACTCGGCAAAAATCTGCGCTTCAATGAGATGACGCAGGAAATCGAGTGGTGCAACAAGCCGATCGAGGATCCCGATGTCGTCGATATCCGTCTGTTGCTCGAGCGCGAGAATTACCAGTCGCAGGACAGGGATATTCGCCCGGCCATCGATCGCGTGTGCCGCGAGAATAGCTATAACCCGGTCGTGGACTATCTCACCCCGCTGAAATGGGACGGGACGAAGCGCCTTTATCGATGGATGCAAACCCTGCTTGGCGCTCCCGACACCCCTTTCGTGCAGTTGGTCGGGCCCAAGGTTTTGGTCGGCGCCGTCGCGCGCGCGATGCAGCCGGGGTGCAAGGTCGACACGATCATGGTCCTCGAAGGGGATCAGGGACTGAAGAAATCGACGGCAATTTCGGTCCTGTTCGGCGAGGAGCACACGGCCGAATCGGTCAGCATCTTCGACCAGCACAACAAGATGGTCATGCAGATGATGGGCGCGTGGTGCGTCGAGCTGGCCGAGTTCGTCGCCATCCTCAAAAAGGACATGAACGCGGTCAAGGGTCTGATCTCGATGCGGAACGACAAGGTCGTGCTGCCTTACGCCAAGGCGGCGTCGAACCACCCACGGCGTTGCGTTTTCTTCGGCACGATCAACCCAGACGACATGGGATATCTGACCGACAGCACCGGCAACCGGCGCTATTGGCCCGTGCGCGTCACCAAGATCGATCTGGATGGCATACGAGAGAAGCGCGACCAGCTTTGGGCCGAGGCCTTCCATCTCTACCGCGAGAACGAACGCTGGTGGCTCGAAGGCGAGGAAAATGAGCTTGCCGAAGCAGAGACGGCGCAGCGGCAGGAACAGGACGCTTGGGCGCCAATCCTGGAGGAGAAGCTTCAGGGTCATGACGATGTGACGTCCGACTTCGCACTGACCCAACTCGGCATCCCGCACGAGAGAAAGGACAAGCGCGCCCAGATGCGTGTCGGGGCGGCGCTTCGGTCGATCGGCTTCGCGCGCACGACGCAGAGGCCACCGGGCCAGCCTCCAAGAAAGGTCTGGACCCGACAATGAGACCAGAAATCTCCCGTTTCCACCTCTGTTACCACTTGGGGTTTGTTACCACCTCAGGTGGTAACACGCGCAATATTGTTTCACGTCCTGCGTTTCCACCTTTGACGTTTCCACCTCTGTTCCCACCTTTTTTCGGTGGTGGTAACGAGGTGGTAACGCGCAGAAAACCTAGCCTTTCCCTTTATTGTTACCACCTTTTTTCTAAAGAGAAGAAAGTAAGGAGAGGTGAAAAAACACCGGTATACGCGCGCGCGTGGAAGGTGGTTACAGACCTTCAAAGCATGGCCCATCCATGACCGTCCAGAAACTCCACCTCGACCTCATCGACTTCAGAAAAGGCACGATCGACCTCGACCAGCTTCGAGCCCTGTTCCCGACGTGGCAGGTCTCGAAGGACTATGCCCGCTTCTGTGTCGAGATCGCCCAAGCATCGCCTCTCAACCGCAAGACCGGAGACTTGTTTGCATGAATGCTCTTTCAACTCTCGACCGACCGCTCGAAGCCATCTTGCCCGCCGACATGGGGTTCGAGGCCTGGGTGGAAGAAGCGCGCACGATCTTTGCCGAGCATCGCCATGCCGAGTGGAAGGTGGCGGAGTGGCTCAGGGTCGGCATCGAGCGATTCCACGACCAGCCGCAGATGGACCTGTTCCTCGACCAGATCGGCGTCGACAAGAAGCGCGCTATCGCCGATGCAAAGGTCGCCAAGCTCATCCCGCCGGCATGGCGCACCGATCGCATCAGCTTCGAGGTCTGCAAGCACATTGCCAAGGTCGAGGATGAGGGGTTGCGGCTGCGGATGCTGAAGCAGGCCGTCGAGGAGCACTGGAACGAGCGCGCTGCACATCATGCGGTGGTCGAGCATAAATCCGAGACGGGCCAGCTTCTGCCCGACGATGATGCGACGACGCGCCTCTCGACCGAGATCGTGCGGTGCTGGAACCGGGCGACGCCGGATGCGCGGGAGTATTTCTTTGCGCTGGCTGAGATGGCCGCGGCGAGTGGGTTTGGGCCGATTGATGAGGATGCGGCGATATGAGCACCACCGCACTGATAGAAGCAATCGCGCGGGCCATTGCTGATGGCATCGGAGACGACTTCGACCACGCCCACCGCAGCAAGCCGCACTGGATCGAAGCGCGCGGGGAATCTGGCGGTAGGTATCGCGACATCAACGAACCACGCCAGCCTGACTACATCGACGCCGCACAAGCCGCTCTCACCGCCATAACGGAAGCTGGGTATGCCGTGGTCCCTGTCGCAAAGATGGATGACTTGGTGATCGCGGCTGGCAATCATTGGGGCGCGGGTTCCGAGCAGCACAACCTTGTGCGAGATATGGCCGACCTGATCGCTAAGCACCGCCCTATTGTGCCAGCCATTATCGAAGCCGGGGAGGCCACGCGATGACCCCCCAAACCCGCCCCCGCCCATATTCCACCAAGACCTTCCGCCCGCCGGCGCCAGAGTTTGAGGGCATCTTCGTCGAGCACGGCTGGGCCAAGGTTAATCGCATGTTCGGCAAACGCTGCGCCAACCGCTGGTATATCATGCTCGGGGCTGAGCGGCTGAAGGCGGCGCGGGCTCGGTTTTTGAGGGGGGTGGGGTGATGCCCATGCCGACCAAGCGCCACGATGACGTCGAGGAAGAAATCCTCAAGCGCATCTCCGACGGCGAACCGCTGGCCACGATTTGCGCAAGCGATCCGAAGCGATTTCCTCATCCTTCGACATGGGGCGATTGGGTTGCCGCCGATGAATCCCTAGCCATCGCGTATGCGCGTGCGCGCGAGGTCGGCTTTGATGCCATCGCGGCTCGCGGGCTTGAAATCGTGGACAACGTGAACGAGGATCCGGCCTCCCGCCGTGTCCGTGCCGACTTTCGGCTGAAGCTGCTCGCGAAGTGGGATCCGAAGCGCTACGGCGACAAGATCGACCTTACCTCGTCAGACGGCAGCCAGAACCAGCCCAAGGTGATCCAGATCGTCGCGGCCAAGGCAGACAATGACCGTAGCAACGATTGAACTCCCCCCCAAGATCGTTCCCATGTTCGCGCTCGAGCGCGGCGCGGTGCAGTATCGCAACATGCACGGCGGGCGCGGGTCGGGTAAGTCATTCTCGGCGGCGCTCATGGCGTCGGTGTGGGGCTATGCCGAACCCCTGCGCATCCTCTGCACACGCGAGTTTCAGGCGAGCATCAAGGAATCGTTCCACGCCGAACTGAAGGCCGCGATCGCTGCTCACCCGTTCCTCGAAGCGCATTACGACGTCGGCGTCGACTATCTGCGCGGCGCCAACGGGACCGAATTCATTTTCCGTGGACTGCGGCATAGCGTGAACACGATCAAGTCGCTGGCCAAGATCGACCTGACGATCGTCGAGGAAGCCGAGGACGCGCCCGAAGCCTCGTGGCTGGCATTGGAGGCCACGGTGTTTCGTCAGCCCAAATCGGAACTTTGGGCGCTCTGGAACCCGCGGCTCGACGGTTCGCCGGTCGACATGCGCTTCCGCAAGCACCCGCCCGACAATGCCGTCACCGTCGAGATGAACTGGAACGATAATCCGTTCTTCCCCGACGGTCTCGACAAGCTGCGGCGGCGCGAGCAATCCCGCCTCGATCCCGCAACCTATGCCCATGTCTGGGACGGCGCATATCTGGTCAATTCGGCTGCCCAGGTCTTTTCGGGCAAATGGCGCGTCGAGGAATTCGAGCCCAAGGACACATGGGACGGGCCGTATCAGGGCGGCGACTTCGGATATGCTCAGGATCCGACCGCGGCCGTTCGGGTCTATATCCACGGAGACACGCTCTACGTCAGCCACGAGGCCGGCGGGCGTTCGATCGAGCTGGACGCCATCGCAGAACATGTCAACGAGGCTATCCCGGGCTATGACGAGCATGTCAGCCGGTGGGACAGCGCCTCGCCCGGTTCGATCAGCATCTTGACGCGATCAGGTCTGCCGAAAGCGATCGGTGCGGACAAATGGCAAGGTAGCGTCGACGACGGCATCCGGTTCCTACGCGCCTTCCGCGAAATCGTCGTGCATCCGCGCTGCACCAACACGATCAGCGAATTGCGCCTCTACAGTTACAAGGTTGACCGGCTGACCGGCGACATTCTTCCCGTCCTCGTCGATGCCAATAACCACTGGATCGATGCCATCCGCTATTCGGTGTCACCGCTGATCAAGATGGAAGGCTACAACTACGGCGCCGCCCTCGCCAACGCCCTCTGACGGCGGTAAGGCCACCCAGCACCCCACAGCATAACCCCGCGCATGGGCGTAGTGCGCAATATCGTCGACGGGCTGCAAAACCTCGTCACCGGCCTAGGCACGCGTGCCGACCCGCGCATGGCCCGATCCTACGCCAGCCTGTTTCTGTCGCCGCAAGATATCGAGCAAGCCTATGAGGCCAGCCCGTCGCTGCGCAAGGCCATTGCCATCCCCGCGACCGATCGCGTGCGCGCATGGCGTGACTGGCAGGCCGATGACAGCCAGATCGAGGCGATCGAGGCCGAGGAACGCCGCCTGCAAATTCAGGCGAAGTGCAAGCAGGGCGAAATTCTGCGCGGCCTAGGTGGCGGGGCGATGATCCTCATTGCCGCCGGCGACCCCGCGCTGCCGATCAATGTCACCAGCAAGGGCGGGCTCATCGCTGCCAACATGGTCAGCCGCCACCACCTGTCCGGCGAGGATTGGGACGACGAGATCGCGAGCCCGACCTACGGCACCCCGAAATATTGGGTCATCAACGGCAGCAAGAACCGCACGCGCATCCATCCGTCCCGTGTCGTATGTTTCCGTGGCGACCCGCTCCCGTCGGCCTATACCGCCTCGCATGAGGATCGCTTCTGGGGCCGGGGGCGCGTTCCGTCGCTGATCGAATCCGCCCAGAACCTCGACGAAGCGCTCGGCACGTTCGCGGCCATGATCAAGGATGCGCTCAACGTCGATATCGGCGTGTCGAAGCTGCTCGATATCGTCTCGACGCCAGAAGGTGAGGCACGGCTGAACAAGCGCCTGTCGCTGATGATCGCTGGTTCGTCGGTGTTCAACGGCAAGCTCTACGACCTCGGCGATGAGAACGGCAAAGGCGGCGAGAAGCTTGATCGCCATCAGGTCGATTGGGCGGGTATCGACGCAACCATACGCATCTTTGCCGAAGCCTTCTGCGCGGCAGCCGATATTCCGTTCACACGCTTCTGGGGCACGTCGGCGAAGGGGTTGAACGCGACCGGGGAGGGGGATGAGCGCGACTGGAACAAGATGGTAGAGACCGGGCAGGAACTCGAACTCAAGCCCTGCCTCGACCAGATCGACGCCGCGATGATCCCGTCGGCGCTCGGCAAGCGCCCGCCCGAAATCTGGTGGAAGTTCGGCGCGCTCTCCATCCCGACCGAAAGCGAGGAAACGACCCGGTTCAAGACATGGACCGAGGCGATGGACAAGGTTGCCATGTCCGGCGCCATTCCTGAGGTCGCGTTCAATGAGACCTATCAGAACGGCCTGCGCGAGAATGGCTGGACGCCCGGCATCGACGCCGCGCTCGACAAGATCCCCGAGGCCCAGCGTTATGGCGGGGCTGTCGGGCCAGATGAGGACGACGAAACCGACCCCAGCGCCATCGTTTCAACGGAGGGAGGTGATCCAGCATCTGCCGGGAGCGGGGCGCGTGTCCCCGCTGCCCGTGCTGCGAATGATAGCCGATTCTCCGATGCGCAGCCCCGCACCCTCTACGTCCGCCGCGACGTGCTGCCCGAGACCGTGCGCGCGCTCAAGGCATGGGCGAAAGAGCAGGGGCTTCCCGCATTGCAGGACAATCTGCACGTCACCGTCGCCTATAGCCTCCAGCCTGTCGACTGGATCAAGATGGGGCAGGACTGGCGCGACCGCGACGGCAAGGGCGGCATGACCATCACCGAAGGCGGGCCGCGCGTCGTCGAGCCGCTCGGCGATCGAACGGCCGTTCTTATGTTCGCATCGTCGGACCTGTCGTGGCGCAATCGCGAGATGCGCGAGAATGGCGCGTCGTGGTCATATGAGGACTATCAGCCGCATATCTCGCTGACCGGCGATCCTGTTGACCTGTCGGGCGTCGATCCATTCCGCGGCGAGATCAAGCTCAGCGCCGAGATTTTTGAGGAAATCGACGAAGGGGCGCACTAATGCCCCGGTTCGATTTGAAGGCCGAAGCCCGCCGCACCCGCAACATCCGCCGCCGCTCCATCACCCTCGGCGAAGTTGCAGCGCCGCAGATGCTGGCGACGGACCTCTACAATTCCGTCTATCGCCCGATCATCCAGATTTGGGCCGACGCCGCGAAGCCGATCGCCGAAGAGTACGCCCGCACGCTCGCCCAGATGACCACGGACAGCCCGGCGGACATTCAGGGCCAGATCGACGCCGCGGAATCGGCTGCGACGCGGTTGATGCTGACTTTGACGCCTTCATTGCGCCGATGGGCCGTGCGAGTAGAGGCCGCAGTCCGTCAGCGTTGGGTGCGCCAGGTCTTTTCGGCGACGAGCGTGGATTTGTCGACGCGACTCTCGGTTTTCGACGTCGAGGACACGCTGCAATCCTATCTCGCTTGGAATGTGGATCTCGTCAAAGACGTGTCTGCGCAGACGAAAAAGCGGATATCCGATGCCGTGTTTTCCGGCCTCAACGAGCGTCGGCCCGCGCGCGAGGTGGCAAAGCAAATCTCCGAGGCTGTTGGCATGGGGCGGCGCCGGGCTCAGCTTATCGCGTCGGATCAGCTTTCGAAACTGTCAGCATCGCTCGCCGATCAGCGCCGGATCGAGGCGGGGATTACCGTTTGGGAGTGGCGACATTCAGGGAAAAAGCATCCGCGCGTCCGGCATGAGGCGCGGGATGGGCTGTATTATTCCGACGTCGCTTCGCAGGTCGGCAAGTCGGTGGGCGGGAAGGTCGTCAATGCGCCGCCCGAGCGATCTGACAGACCCGGCGCGCCTCCTTACTGCGGGTGCAGGTCTCGGTCGGTGCTTGTTTGGGAGTGGGACGATGAAAAAGCCTAAGGTTGTCTATGATCCGAAGATGCCGCCCGTCGGCGTCGCAATCGACACCGCGAAGGCCGCCGCGCCCGCTTTAATCCCGAGCGCCGTCGATCCCGTAATTCTGCTCATCCACCAGCATTTCGGTCGCTACGCGCTTGAAATGAAGCTGACGAAAAAGCGCGAAAAACCTTTGAGTCGCGGCTGATCAGTGCTAGACTTTCGGGCCGAGCAGCGATGGTGCGCTGCTCGGCCCTGACCTTAGACGATGATAGGACATCGAATGGCTGACATACCCCTAAAGGACGTGCTGCTGCTTTGGAAGAAGCCAGATGGCGACGCGCCCGCACTTTTCGATATTCGCCCCATCGGGCATAACGATTATTGGAGCGATCGGTGGGATTACACCGGCGGTGCGTGCAACGACACTTGGAAGAATTGCGCACAGAAAGAGCATCCCGCATTGCTCGCCCGCATGTTCATCGACCTTTGGCATATCGCGGCATTTTACGAAGTGCCAATTGCCCTGATTCACGAAAAGATGCTGGCGGTGCCGGAATACCGCGCGATGCTGGCTGATGACTGCTTGCCGAGGGAGTTTCAGCATGAGCGCGGGTGAAGATTGGTCGGACGCGATGGGCCTTCATTGCGCGACGTGCCGCTTTTGGTCGGACAAGGAGGGCGCGGCGATTGGATTGCCCAATGAGGGTGCCTGTCGAAAGCGCGCGCCGCAGTTTGTTCCTGCGCTGGCTGCGGAGATTGCTGGCACAGGCGATCATAGCTTCGACGACATGATTGCTTTGTCGACGGTCTATCCGATCACTAAGGACTATGACTGGTGCGGCGATTATGCGTCTGCCGAGATTCATCCGACTGCCGACGTCTTGCCGAGCCGCATCACAGTAACGGCGCGGGATGCTGATCTGTGACGCCTCTGGCACGCGCGCGCAATGCCGTGCTGAATATCAGGCTTGGTGGACTGGAATTAGCGAGCAATCCAAGCCCTGAGCTGCGGGCCGCATTACCAGCGATCGACGAGGCCGATCAAATCGCCCGCGCCGTCCTCACCGCGATCCGCGAGCCGAGCGAGGGGATGCAAGTGGCGGGTTATGGAGAATGCCACCATCCCAAAGATATACCCGAGCACATCTGGCAAGCCATGATCGACGCCGCATTGAGCGAGGGCGGGTGATGAAGCCGAAAACCTACCCCGAGATCATTGGCGAGAGCAAGTTCCCCGGCCTGACTGTTGAAGACCTCGCCGATGCGGGATGGCGCGTGGTGCGAATGCCAGCGCCAACGCGCATCGTCGAATTGCCCAAGCCATTGGCCCGACGAGTCCGCGTCAAAGGCGTGCTCGAATAATCCCACCTTCCTGACGGCGGTAACGACCTGACCCAGCCCGCAATACCCAAGCGGGCATGGTGTATTGCACTGACGTCCTGACCCTCGACGCGCCGAAGCGCACGAAAGACGGCTATATGGCTGTCCGCGCAAAGGCTGCGCGCACGGGCGTCTATGATTATGCGGGGCCTGAGGTCGACCCCGAGAACAAGCATGGCCTGCGCGACACGCCGATTGTCAAGGTGCTGCGCGACGACCAGACGGTTTTCGACACTGCCAGCGCGCATAGTTTCATCGGCAAACCGATCACCGACAATCACCCCGCCGAGCCCGTCACCTCGAAAAACTGGAAAGACCTCGCTCGCGGGACCGTCATGGGCGCCATGCGCAGCGGTGACTATCTCGCGTTCGACCTGCTGCTGACCGACGCCGACGCCATCGCGAAGGTCGATGCGGGCAAGCGCGAACTGTCGAACGGCTATTCGACCGACCTGCAGTTCGGAGACTTTACCGCGCCCGACGGCACCAAATGCCAGGCGCGTCAGACTTCCATCGTGGGCAATCACGTCGCCCTCGTGGATCGGGGCCGTGCCGGTTCCGAATGTGCGATCAAGGACGGTTTCGCCGCCTGCGACGCGCTCCCTGCGGACATTTTCGACCGCCTCACCTCCACTGGAGACATACCCATGAAAACTTTGACGATCGACGGGCTTCGTGTCCCGAACGTCTCCGATGAAGCGGAGGCGGCAATTCTGAAGCTGCAAGCGGATATGGCCGCGAGCAAGACGGCGCTGGCCGATGCGACGACCGCCCACGACAAGGCGATGGCCGCCAAGGACAAAGAGATCGACGATCTCAAGGCGAAGGTTGTCGATCAGGACAAGATCGACGCGCTTGCCGATGCCAAGTCGGAAGCCGTCACCAAGGCCAAATCGCTGCTCGGCGACAAGACGCCGGACTTCAAGGGCAAGACCGTTGCCGACGTCCGCCGCGAGACCGTCCGCCTCGTCAAGGGCGACGCCGCGATTGCCGACAAGTCGGACGACTATATCGAGGCCCGTTTCGATGGCCTGACCGACGGCAAGAGCGCGAACGACACGGTTGTTCCGATCGGCGCGCCGCGCACCGTGACCACCGACAACGCCAGCGTCCGCGATTTCGCGCGCGCCGCGCAGTACGCCTGAGGGAGACGATAAATGGCTGAACTTCAGACCAGCTACGGCGAAACGATCGCAGCCGGCTATCCCGGCATGGTGGCGAACGGCGAAACGTCGAACCGCATCACGCGCACCTGCGAAGATGCGGCGGGCATTCCCTTCGGTGTTCCCGTCTATCGCGGCACCGGCGATCATGGCTGCACGCGCACGCCCGGCGGCCAGCTGCTCGGCATCTCGGTCGCAACCTCGGCACTGGCGCTCACCGCCGGCGTCGATGCGGACGAGTATCAGCAGTATGACAACGTGACGATCATGGCGCGGGGCGTCATCTGGGTCACGGCGGGCGAGGCCGTCACCGACGGTGCGCAGGCCTATGACACCGACACGTCGATCGTCGACACCTCGACCGACAACACGATCATGGACGGATGGTTTTTCGACACGACCGGCGCCAACGCCGCGCTCGTGAAGCTGGCCAAGCGCTGAAGGGGCGAATGAAATGAACGCGATCACCAATTTCTACGACAGCGCAGCGGGCCGCATCACCGATCCGGTCGGCTTCCTCGCCGCAGACGCTGGCCTGAAAAAGCAGGTCATCGGCTTGTGGGCGGCGGACAACGCGCGCACGGCAGCCACCTTCGCGGACAAGGCCGATGCCTTCCTGAGCGATGCCCAGGTCGGTTATGCCTTCCTGACGCCGCAGCTCTATCGCATCGAAACCGAAGTCTACATGACGAAGTATCCGAGCTTCGACATCTCGCGCTTCATGACGGTCGATACGTCGGGCGATATGTGGGACGTCGGCACGCTGGTCTATTCGATGGATCAGGTCGGGCAGGCCGAATTCATGGCAGGCGGGGCATTCGACATGCCCTATGCCAGCACGAAGATGGCGCAGGCGACCAAGAACTTCCACCTCGCGGCCATCGGCTACGAGTGGAACACGCAGGAATTGCAGCGCGCCGCCAAGCTTGGCCGCTCGCTCAGCTCCGACAAGGCCGCCGCCGCCAAGCTCGCTGCCGACCGCTTCATCTACACGATCGGCATGACCGGGCAGACTCCGGCGGGCGTGTCCGAAAAGGGCTGGACCGGCTTCATCAACAACGGCTCCGCCCCGTCGGCACAGGTGGCAGCGGACGGCACCGGCTCGTCGCGTCTCTGGTCGGCAAAGACCGCTGACCTCATCCTGCGCGACATCAATGCCGCCCTGACCGCGGTTGAAACCGGAACGGGCGAAACGATGGTCGCCGACACGCTGGTCCTGCCGACCTCGGCCTACAACTATATCGCGACGACCCGCGTTGGTGACACCGGATCGACGATCCTCGGCTTCCTCATGGCCAACAACGTCGCCGGCGAAGGCCTGACCATCCTGAAGAGCCGCGCGCTCGAAACGGCTGGCACGGGCTCGACGACCCGCATGATCGCCTATGCGAACAATGCCCAGGTGCTGAAGTTCCACCTTCCCGGAGCCCACCAGTTCCTGCCGCCGTTCCAGAAGTCGAGCCTCGTCTACGAGGTTGGCGGCATCATGAACGTCGGCGGCGTCGAGATTCGACTGCCCAAGGCGATCGTGTATCGCGACAGCTTTTAAGGAGGGCTGACAATGAAACTGGTCAACATCAGCACTGGCGCACGCGGCGCCTATATCGGAACGCAGCTCGTCATGGTCGAACCCGGCCAGACGGCAGAGGGCGATTTCACCGACGTGAACGATGAATGGTTCGACGACGGCAGCGACGGCGCGCTTTCGTCGAACACCGTCAAGGAACTGAAGGCCATCGCCGAAGCCGAGGGCATCGACCTCGGCGACGCGACCAACAAGGCCGACATCATCGCCGCGATCGAGCTGGCCCGCGAGCCGAAGTAACCAACCCACCAGTCTGGGGCGCAGGGCGGGCCGGTGAATAGCCGCCCGCCCTTTTTGTAAGGACCGAAAATGGCCAAACGCATGAACGACGCGGGCGCCGATGCAGCCCTGACCTATTGGACCGACGCGGACAAGATGGTCCTCTGCTCGGCCGAACCGACGAGCTACACCGAAGCGAACGCGACCTATGCGCTGGCCGACGTGGCCCCAACCTTCGACGCAATCGCGAACGGCGACACATCGGGCCGTAAGCGCGGCGTGCAGGCCAAGACGGGCGTTGCGGTCGATGCCTCGGGCACGGCAACGCATATCGCCCTGATCAAGACCGGCGACACGACCCTTCGCTATGTCACGACGACCGCTTCACAGGCTGTCGCAGCGGGCGGCACGGTCGACATCGGCGCGTGGACGATCGAGGTCCGCGACCCGTCGTAAATTCGGGCGGGAGATAGCCCGTGGCATATTCCGGCCCCACCTTTGTTGGCTTGAGCACTGGAAACGGCAACGCCAGCACGTTTAACATCAGTTTTTCGGGGTCGGGTCATGCGGCTGGCGACTTGCTGCTCATCGGTGTCGAGACTGCCAACCAGGCCATCGCCGCGCCGACAGGGTTCACGCAGACGCCCGGCTCGGGCAACCCTCTAGGCCAAGGCACGGCGGGTGCTGCGCAAGCCGTTCGCGGGGCGGTTTTCGACAAACAGGCGACGGGGTCCGAAGCGACCGTAGCCATCGCCGATAGCGGAAACCATCAATATGCTGTCGGTCTCGCCGTTCGGCCAAGCGGCGGTGCGTCGGCGGTTGAGGTCTGCGCGCTCGACAGCGGCTCCGCTCCGCAAGGCACCCCGGCAGCGGGGCGGACTTTCGGCGCCATCACGACGCCCGACGACAATTGCCTCATCGTCACCTTCGTCTTTTCCGATTTGGACCTCGCGACAAATACGTGGGAAACCAGCCCTGCCCCGAGCGGCGGCGGAGAAAATCTTGCCAAGCAATTCGACAACGGCACGGCAGCGGGAGCCGGTGGCGGGGTCGCGATATTCACCGCGGAGAAAGAGACGGCGGGTGCGGTCCCGAACATCGTTGCAGACGCTCGAGCGATCTCAGGGCACATCTGGATCACGCTGGCGATCAGGAATGTGTCGTCGTCTGTCTCGATAACCCCCGCGAACGCTGCGCACACGCACACGGCCTCATCGCCCACCTTGGCCGCGAAATCGACCGTAACCCCGAACAGCGCAGCTAACGTCCATGTTGCGTCCAGCCCGCCCGTCAGCGTTCCGGTCGCTATATCGCCGGGCGCAACTGCTCACATATCGGAGGCATCGAGCCCGACGATCACCGCTCAATCGTCGGTGGAGCCGGATAATGCCGCCCATGTGAACGCTGCGACAAGCCCGAGCCTCGCGACTGCCAACAGCGTTGCCGTGGATGGATCGGCGCACATGTCGGCAGCATCCTCGCCATCGATCGCCGCGGCATCTGACGTCCAGCCCGACGATGCAGCGCATATCCTGGCATCGTCAGCGCCAACGCTTTCGTCGGCCTCTACCGTCTCTCCCGACGGATCGGCGCATACCACCGTTTCGACCAGCCCGAGCCTTGCCGCCGTCTATCCGATCGCACCGGATTCGACGGTCCATGACGTCGCCTCGACACAGCCGACGATCACGCTGGCGGGCTCGATTGTGCCGGAAAGCGCATCGCACGACACGACTGCATCCGAGCCGACCATAGCGGCGCATTCGGCGGTATCGGTCGACGATTCCGCCCATGACGTCGCATCGACCGAACCCAGCCTGTCCGGCTCGACCGTCATCGCGCCAGACACTGCCTCGCATGATCAGGTATCGGGTTCGCCGTCGATCGCGTGGGCCGGTGGCGTCGTCGTGAACGATAGCGCGCACGATGTCGCGTCCACCTCGCCGAGCCTGCCCGCGCGCTCGGCGGTCAACCCTGATGCATCGGCGCACGTCAACGACACCTCGAGCCCGACCATATCGGCCACCGCTTCGGTCACTCCCTATTCGGCGGTCCATCTGCACCTGGCAACGGCGCCGGCCATCCGCATTTCGCTGCCGCCATCGGCCGCGCGCTCGGTCAAAGATCCCCGCCAGTCCCGCGAAATCACTTCAACCATACCTGCCCGCACGATCCGCACCCCTCAAGACCGCACCATAGTGACGGCGGTAAGCTCGCGGGCGGTCAAAAGCGTAGTGTCGGGCCGATGACCAGCCAGTTCGCCAAAGACCCGCAGGAAGTCCTAGATTATCCTTGGAAGATCCCGCTGGACGCCGGGGATTCGGTCTCGTCCTTTACCGCCGCCAAGATTTCGGGCGATGTCGTGCTGGACAGTTATGCCGAAGCGGACGGAACCGGCACGATCTGGCTTTCGGGCGGCACTGACGGCACGGCTTCGGTTTTCACGCTGACGGCGGTGACGTCGGGCGGGCGCACCTTCGAGACGACCGTCATCGTCAATGTCGTCGATTCCTCGTCGGCGTTGGTCGCGGAATTTCTCATGCGCTATCCGGCCTTCGCATCGGTCGGCGTCTCGCAAATCGCCTATTGGCTGAAGGATGCCGAGACGACCGTCACGGATTCGTGGATCGAGGCCGATATCTCGCCCGCGCGCATGGCCTTGGCGGCGCATAATCTCGCGTTGTCTGGGGCTGGTTCGGCTGGCGGTGCTGTTGGCGCTCTGGCAGCAATGGGCGTGACGTCGTTCAAATCCGCGTCGATGTCGGTCAATTTCGCCGAGGGGGCAGTAATTCGCTCGGGATCTGGCGGCTATTCGTCGACGAAATATGGCGTCCAGTTCCTGACCTATCTGCGCCGGAACGTTGGTGGGCCGCGACTCGTTGGGTGCGCGTGATGGGCGAGTGGCGTCACCCCGACCATTACAGCGATTATGCGAAGGCCTATGCGGTCGAGCGTATGCGTTCCGAGATTGGGATTTTTCTCGATCATTGCCTGCCTCATCTGCGCGACGCCGCGCGTGCTAACGGCTATTCTCTTGCCATCCACGGGTCTCTTGCCCGCGACCTTGATCTTGTTGCAGTGCCATGGACGGAAGACGCTGCCGACCTCGATACCATCGTGAAGGCGCTCGCCGAGGCAACCCAAAAGGCGACTGGTTGGGGGCATGTATCGGGACGTTCGGACAATAGCTGGCGCACCGACAAGCCGCACGGCCGCGTGGCTGTCACCATCCTCGCCAGCGCCGAACTCAGCCTCGATGTGAGTTTCATGCCCAAGGTAGCGACCGATGCTTGACGAGGCCTTTCGCCAGATCGCCGGGCTGGTGTCCGAAGCCGTCGGCGGTCCCTATTACACCGCGACGCTGACCTATCCGGGCGTGCCGGTGAAGGACGACGGCGGCGATATCGTCACGCCGGGAACGCCCTATGATGTCGCCTGCCGCGCACAAATAGACGTCGCTACCGAGGCGATGCGTCAAGCCGACGGCTTCATGGCCGAGGACGTGCGAATCCTGATCATCGACCCGGAGGCGCTCGATCGCACGCCGACGCTCGCCGTTTCCGCCGGGCCGTTCGCGGGCAAGGTCTATTCGCTCGTCACCGTGCAGCGCGATACGCTTGGGTTCGGGTGGGAGTGTCGCGGTCGTGCCGCTTAAGGGTAAATCAGAAGCCGTGCGCCGGATGCGTGCGCTCGCCGGCGGTGGGGTCGAGAAATATCTTGGCCCTGCACTATTCGCGGGCGGCGAGGAAATCGTTGTCGAAGCTCAGATCAGCATGACGCGCGGCAGGGCTGAGGTTCAGAACAAAAGGAACCATGTCCCGTCTCGACCGGGCGAGCCGCCCGCTGTCTTCGAGGGAGATCTCCGGAGTGGAATCGAGGCAACCCAGCCAGCACCTCTAAGGGTTTTGGTTACATCGAACGACCGAAAGTCGGCTTGGCTCGAATTCGGTACATCCCGCATGGAAGCCAGGCCGTTCATGCGGCCAGCCCGCGACCGCAAGAAGCCCGAGGTCAAAGCCATGCTCGACGACGCATTCGGGCGCTTTGTTGCCTCGACCAAACAAGGAGCGAAATGATGGACACGTTCGCAGCCGAATGGACCTATCGTGACCCCGAAACGACGGTCACATACCCCGCCGGGCACAAGGAAAATCTGCCCGCTCATATCCAGTTGGCGGCGCGTAAGGCCCGCGTCCTCATCATCCCTACCTTGGAGACCAGTAATGGCAACGATGGCCGCGCTTCAACGCCTCGCTCGTCGCGACGTTCTCATCGCGCTAAAGAATGACGCTGGCGTCCTCGCGATCATCGCCGAGGAAAATATCCATACGCAGCAACCCGACGGCGTTCCGGAATGGCCATTCATCAAACTCACCGCCCCGCAGGCGTTGCCGCTTCGTGCAGCGTGCGTGCGCGGGGCGACCGTCAATTTTGGCGTTTCTGCTTTCACCCGCGGGCTTGCTAATGTGACGGCCGAAACGCACGCAGCGCAGATAGGCGAGGCGATCGAGCTAACCGTCGATGGGCGCCGAGCTGTTCTCACGGACGTTGGGAAGGTGGCATATCGCATGGGCGATTTGATTTTGCGTCCAGACCCGGAAGAGCCGGGGGCGTTCCAATATTCCGCCTCTATCACGGCGCGCATGTTGGCCTAGTTGAACGCGGGCGCGTTTGGCGCTAGGTTCGCGCCCCATGCGATACGCCGTCCTCGCCGCCCTCGCTCTGGGCGCCTGCTCCGAACCGGAATCGGCGAAGCTTGAGCGGCAATACGACATGATGAAATCGGCGAACCGCGACGTCGCAGAATTATGCAGCAAGGCCCGCGAAGTCTCGGAGGCCTATCTGGCGGAGGAAAATTCGCCAGAATATCAGCGGTGGAACGTCAATGCGGCGGCCGATTGCACTGAAGCTGCCCAACGTTGACTGATCTCATCGCTTTTCATCTGCTCCGAACGCTGATCCGAAAGGGCGTTCTCGATCTCGACGACGTGGAGGCGATGGCGGCCGACATCGTGCGGGAGGATGGAGACGACGACACAGCCCATAGTGTGCGCGGCGCCTATTTCGAGGCACATGGGCGAAGCGAGGCGGATTTGGCGCGCGACGAGATGAAGGTCGTCCAGATGGTTCCACGCGTGAAGCTCGGGCCGCAAGCTGACGGCGGTAACGACAGCAACCCCTAAGCCATAGCGTCTCCGGCAATTGCCATGCCGGAGATTTGCACATGAGCCTTCCGACCGAAGCCGATTTCGCCATCATCAAGATTGGTGACGGCGCCGACCCCGAAGTCTTGACGACCGCTTGCGGCATTCAGAACGTCCAGATCAACACCGTTGCCAACGCGCAGGATCGCTTCGTCCGCGACTGCGCGAAGCCCGGTGAAATCCCCTATCGCAAGTCGAAAACGACCGGCAAGCAGCAGGACGTGACCGGCAATGGCCTCACCGACAAGGCTTCGATTGACACGTTCCTCGACGCGCTCGGCGTGACGAAGAATTACAAGATCGAGCTTTATCAGGACAACGGCACGGATGCCGGCGACCTGCTCGGCACGCTTTCTGGCGCCTACAAGATGAACGCCGCCAATCTCAACCTTCAGCGCGACGGCGATTCGACGGCGGAAATCACGCTCGCCAGCCAAGGCGCATGGACGTGGACGCCTGAATCCTGAGGGTGATGCGTGGAAACGTCTATCACCCTTGAGTTTGCCGACGGAGAATATCTGTTCGCGCTGGGTCTACGCCAGATCAACGAAATCCAGAATGTCTGCGATATCGGGATTGGCGCGCTGTTCGCTCGCGTGGCGCGCGGCATCTTTCACCGCAAGACCGAGGATGGCGAAATCCTGTTCGGCGACCCGGCTCAGTCGGAATACCGGATGGAGGATTTGACCGCGGTAATTCGCCAAGGGCTTATCGGCGGCGGTTGCGGGACGGTGGACGGTGAGCCCGTAACTGTCGATGCGACGCGCGCGAACCAGTTGATCGACGCCTATGTGCTGGGCGATCGTCAGCCGCTCGATAAGAGCTGGAAACTGGCATATGCCATTCTCTCGGCTCGCGTCGTCGGATTTGACCCTCCCGGTGGAGCCGACTTCGATAAAAAAAAAGACGAGGCGACGACCGCCTAGACTACGGTCAGGCCCTCGCAAATTGCGCCATGATGAATGTCGGCCCCGAAGAATGCGGGCGGTTGAGCCTTTGGGAATATGGCGCGCTTCTCTGGAACTGGAATCAGGCCCACGACCCGGACGCGAAGGCGGCTCGCGGTTCCGTGGACATCGACAAGCTGCGCCGTTTCACCAGCGCGCATATGAACTGAGGTGACGCATGGCGGGTGAAAGCATCGATAAGGTCGTTCTGGAACTCGAAGCGCGCGCGGGTAAATTTCGCGTGGACATGGAAGGTTCGGCCACCGTCACCGAAAAGGCGCTCGTCAGGATCGAAAATTCGGCTTCTCGCATGGAGCGCCAGGTCGGGCGTTCGTTCGCCAACACTGCCCAGCAATCGCGCCTTCTTGGATATCAGATCTCCGACATCGGCGTCCAGCTGAGTGCCGGAACCTCGCCCTTCCTTGTTCTGGCTCAGCAGGGCCCGCAGGTCGCGAATGCCCTTGAAGGTGCGCGCGGGGCCGTCGGGAGGTTCGCCACCTTCCTGTCGGGCCCCTATGGCGCCGCTGTCCTCGCCGCGACGACGCTGCTTGGCGTGTGGCTTTCTAAGACGAAAGAAGCCGCCGATACGGTCGACGATCTCGTTGAGAAAATGAAGGCGCAGGAACGTCAGGCGGTGCTTACGGAGCAGGCCAACGCTCTCTTCGCGCGGACGATCGAGGGCGTGACGAAGGCGGCCGACGATGCCGAAAAAGCTGTCGAAGCCCTGCGGCTCGCGAAAAAGGGCGAAGCCGAGCAGACCGTCGAAAGCATCCAGAAAAACCTGAACGAAGCCGAGGCGTTGCGCGAAGTAACCCGTGCCCGGCTTGCTGATGCTCGCGCCCTTTATGAAATTCAGAAACAGCGGGCATCTGGCCCCGGTGAGACTGGCGACCGCGCGGCGTTGGGGCTGTCTTCACGGCTGGACACGATCCGAGCGATCGAAGCCGAACTGGCGAAGGCCGATGCGCAGGCTCAGCGTCTGCGCAATTCTCTGGGGCAGGCTATTTCCGCGCGCACCGTCGAGCAGGAAAACGCCAGCGCCGAGGAAAAGATCAACCGCAAATATGACGCGCAGATCGACCGTGCCGCGCGCGCTGCTAATGCCAGCAAGGCCGCACAGGCCGAACTGCGCAAGGAAATCAAGGAAATTAACGCGGCCCGCGAAGCCGAACTGAAACGCTATCAGGACTCGCAACGCGCCGCGCGATCCTCGCCGTCATCGGGCGCATCTGGCGCGCGGGTTGGCGATATGGTCGCGCTGATCAAGCAGCTATTCCCTGAGGCCCGCATCACCAGCACGACCGGCGGCAAACACACCAAGGGTTCCGACCATTATGCTGGCAGGGCGATCGATTTCGTCATTCCGGGGATGATGAACGAAGCGGGCACGCAACTGGTTCGCCAGATGCTTCAAGCCGCTGGTGTCGAGATCCGTCGCAACGCTTCCGGCAAGGAGCAGTTTTTCGGTCCCGGTCGCGGCGCACGCACGCGCAACGATCATAACGACCATTTTCATGTCGCGTGGAATGGCAATCCTTCGACGGAGGGCGCGCAACGGGCGGCGGATTCGGAAGAGCGCCGACGCCAGTCTTTCGAGAACGAGCTTGCCGCGGCGATGGCTGAGGAATTGGCCGCCCGCCGTTCGCTCGTCACCAGTGCCGAGGCGATCGACAAGGCCAACCTCGAAGCAATCGAAATTGAGCGACAGCGGTATAACGATAATCTGGACAGCCTTGTCACGCAGCGGAAACTGCGTTCCGATGAGGCTGACGCCTTGCGCCTCATCAACGACGAGACGGCGAAATACAAAGCGGAGTTGATCAAGCGGAATGCCGATATTCGCGCTTTCCGTCTTGCCGAAGCCCAGCGCGAGCGTGACGCGCAGATCGGAAGCGCGCAGCGTGCAGACGAAGCCGACCTGCTCCAAGGCCGGGCCGATCTCGCGCGCACCCTCGACGAGCGCAACGCCATCGAACTGCGGCTCCTCGACCTGAAATATGAAGAAGAGCGGGCGCAGAATGATTTCGTCATCGCGGCCGCTGCCCGCCTGAAAACCGAATATGAGGCGGGCAGGGTAGCAAAAGAAGTGCTCGACGCCGCTCAAGATGCCGCCCGTATTGCCGGGCTGCGCAACGCATCTATTGGCGCTCGGCGCGGTGCGGACGCCGAGATGATCGGACGTAACAACCCCCTCGATCGCTATCTTGACGATGTGGGCGACACCAAGACCCGCGTTGAAGCGGCGATGGTTCGACAATTGCAGGAAGTGAACGACGGCATTTCGGATTCGCTGTCGAAAGAACTCGGCATCAAGTCCAGCTTCGTCCGCGACCTGTTTTCGATCTTTCTCGACGATGCAGTGTTTCGGCCGCTCGCAGAGGCGCTGCGCAACAAGGGCTCGGGTGGCGGTGGATTGTTCGGATCGATAATCGGTGCGGTGACTGGCCTGTTCGGTGGTGGAGGTTCCGCATCGTCGAGCATCGGATCCGGGGCTTCGAGTTTCAACAGCCGTTTTGCAGGTGCGCGTGCCGGTGGCGGCCCGACGAGCGCCAATAGCATCTACCGGATCAACGAGAATGCAACTCCCGGGAACCCCGAATTTTTCCAGTCCGATGTCAGTGGCACCGTCATCCCGCTCGGGCAGGTGAACGCACGCGCCGCACAGCCCGTCACCGCTCAGCAAGGGCCAATCGAGTTGCGCGTCTATGCCGACCGCGGCGCCTTCATATCCGATGTTCAGGCGATCAGCCAAGGTGAGGCGGTCAAGGTCACGCTGGAAGCAGCACCAGCCATCATCGATCGCGCGGCAAACGAGACCATCCGCCGATCGAACCGCCCCCGCATGCCCGGCGCCGGACGCTGACGGCGGTAACCGATGAACGGACCGAACCATAGCGTCACCGTGCCATGGCGCTGCTCGAAATCCCCGACACCGAGGCGCTGATCCTCAACAGCCTCACGCTCGACGTGCCCGATCAGCAAAATCGCTCGATCTGGACACGGCGGCGCAAGATCGTCGGGCTTCCCGGCGCTGAAATGTGGATGGCGTCGTTCTCGATCGAGCCGCTCGCCACCGAAAATGACGAACGACCTTGGCGCGCCTTCCTGTTCAGCTTGCGCGGGCGGCAGAATATCTTCCACTATCCGCTGCCGAAACAGCGCCATGTCGGCGGCAAGCCGCTCGTCAATGCCGCGTCGGCATCGGGCTATGAGCTGCCGCTCGACGGGATGCAGACATCGACGCGCATTCTCTCCGCCGGCCATTACATGACCGTGCCGCTGCCGTCGGGTCATCAGCGGCTGGTCATGCTCGCGGCCGACCTCATCACGAACGCATCGGGCCAAGCGACCGCCCAGCTCAACATCGAACTCGGCGAAATCCCGGCGAATAATGCCACCGTCGAAACCGCCGAGCCCTTCATCCCGGTTTGTAACGCCGATCAGCGCGTTTCTATCAGTTGGGACAATGCAGTCGGCGGCGCGGGCTTCGATCTTGAGGAAGCCCTGTGAGCGTCCCTGACAGCACGGCTGCGGCGGCGCTCGAAGCCGAGGTTATCAAGCCCGTCTTTTTCGCGTTTCTCGATATCGTGGGCGACGAGGTGCGGGCCAACTCGTCGGGGCACGACATCACGCCCACCGGGACAGGCGACGACGACCTCGACGATGCGCTATTCATCGGCATCGGCCATATGTTCGTCGACATATCGTCGGTGAAGGTGTCCGATCAGGGCACGGAATCGGTGACGGCCACCCTCTCTGGTCTGCCGGCGATCGACAGCGAAACTTTCGACCTCATTTCGGACCCGGCGAACTGGCAGGGCCGGCTCGCCCGGCTATGGCGCGTCATCCGCGACGCCCAGAATATCCAGCAAGGCGGCTACCAGCCCTATTATACTGGCTACATGACCTCGCTCGAGGTCGGTGGCGACGATGGCGGGCAGGCGATCACCGTCACCATCGAAACCTATCTGGCCGCCTTCTCGTCGGCACCGAACCGCACCTATCTCGATCAGGGGCGCTATGATGCGGGCGACCTGTCTCCGAAAGCCGCCATCGCCATCGCGAACGGGGTGTCGGGGGTCGTGGGCAACACGCCGACCTATCCCGGCTCCGGCGGTGGCAGGCCGAACGACGGCCGCAATTACAACGAGCGGCAGTTTTGACGCGCCGTTCGACATGGGAGGCTGATCTTTCGGCCTATATCGCTTCGGTTCGGGGCGATCGGTTCGAATGGGGCCGTCTCGACTGCGGGCTCTTTTTCGCGGGCGCCGTCATGGCGATGACCGGCGACGACCCCGGCGCACCGTTCCGCGGCAAATATTCCACCGATCTGGGCGCGGCAAAGGTCTTGAGGCGCTTCGGCGCCGGGGATCTCAAATCGACGCTCGATAGCCTGTTCGAACCATGCCCGGTCGGCCGATTGCAGCGCGGCGACGGGGTTTGGAATGGCGAGGCGGTCGGCGTCTGCATGGGCGCCTATGCGCTGTTCGTCGGGAGGGCCGAGACGACCGATGGCGATGAGGTGGCGGAGGGACTGATACGCATCCCGCGCGCCGAATGGGGCGGGGGCTGGCGGGTTTGAGCAAAGTCCTTAAAATTGTCGCCGTCGTCGCGTCCGTTGCCGCTGCCGCCGTCACACTCGGCGCCAGTCTCGGCATATCGGCGGCGTTGCTCGGCGCTATCTCCGTCGGCGCATCTATAGGCGCGTCCCTGCTCGCCAAGCGCCCGAAGGCCCCGAAAACGCCGCAAGGCTCGGTCGAGCGCCTCAATGCCAGCATAGACCCCCGCACCCCGCGCAAGGGTGTATGGGGAGTCACCGCGGGCAACACCGATATTCGCGATCAGGAATATACGGACAGCCAGACCTATCTGCACCGCTTCATCGTCGTGGCCGCGCACAAGGTCCACGAAATCACCGAAATCTGGTTCGACGACAAGAAGGCGTGGACGATGGCGGGCGGGGTGCAGGGCGAATATGTCGGCCATCTCACCGTCGCGCCGATCCTCGAAGGCACGGCGGGCAATGCGATCAATATCAGCGCGCGCATGGGTTCGACGCGGCGCTACACCGGCCTTGCCTATGTCCATCTGCGCTACAAGCTGACCGGCAACTCGAAAAAGACCGACAGCCCATTCGCTCAGTCCATCCCGACGCGCCTGACGATCAAGACCGAGGGCGCTTATGTCTATGACCCGCGCCTCGATGGCACGGTCCCCGGTGGCTCGGGCTCGCACCGCGCCAACGATCAATCGACGTGGGAGTGGGACGACGACGCGAGCCGCAACCCGGCGCTGCTCCTGCTATGGTATCTGCTCGGCTGGCGGATCAACGGGCTCGTCTCGATAGGCTGCGGCATCCCCGCGAACCGCATCGATCTTGAATCCTTCATCACCGCGGCGAACCTCTGCGACGAGACAGTCTCTTTGGCGGCGGGCGGAACCGAACCGCGATACCGGGCAGACGGCGTTTTCTCGGACGGCGACGACCCGACCAACGTCATCGACAATCTGAAGGCGGCGATGAATGCCGATCTCGACGACGTGGGCGGCAAGTTCCGGCTGACCGTGTTCAACAATGATCTTGCCGACCCGGGGCCGCTGTTCACCGATGACGATATGGTCGAGGGCTTCCGCTGGGTGCAGACGCCGGCGCTTTCGGACAGCTTCAACATCGTCAAGGGCTCCTACACCGACCCGCGCGACCAGTCGCTTTATCAGCTCGTCGAGGCGCCGCCGGTCGAAATCGAAAGCCGCGACGGCATCGATCGCTTCGACCCGTTCGACCTGGCCCTGGTGCAATCGCCCTCACAATGGCAGCGGCTCGCGAAACAGCGATTGCAGCGCCAGCTTTACGGCGGCGAGTTCACGACGACCTTCAACGCGCGCGGCTGGCTTCTGCAAAAGAACATGGTCATCCCGCTCACATTTTCACGCCTAGGATGGACCGAAAAGCTGTTCCGCGTGGCCGAGATGGAGCACCGGGTCGACGGGACATGCCCGGTCATGCTGCGCGAGGAAAACGCGCAGATTTACGCTTGGGACGAGGATGAAGCGCCGGCGGTCGAGCCCGCCGACCCGACGCTTTACGACTGGAGCCTGAATCCGCTCGTGCAGGGCATCGACGAGGCCGCCGAATGGCAGGGTGTCCACAAGATCGTCGCGCAAACGCCGCTCTATCCGGTGACGACCGACGACGACAGCATCATCATTGCCGCCTTCGATGGGACGCTCGACGACGGGACGGAGATCGAATTTCCCGCCGACAGCATCGACGGTTTGCCTTCTGGCACGAAATACGGACTTTTCTGGGACTTGGTGGCTGGCGACTATCTGGCTACCCTTGAGCCTTCATCAACCGAAGTCGCTTCGAACCAATATGTCTTTATCGGCTGGGTTGCGACGCTGACTGGCGGGGCCGCACCGACCCCCGATCCACGCCCGCCCGGCTGGGGTGGCGGCGGCGGCGGATGGGACAACCCGATACCCTGACGGCGGTAACGGTTTAAAGGCCCGCGAATAGGGTTTCTGCATGGCCGTCACCCTCAATCTGGAAGCCTATAAACGCGTGCCGTTCGTCGATGAGGACGGGGCGACATGGGTCTTTTTCGGCGAAGAATGGGACGACGCCACCTTCGCCATGCACGTTCGGAACAACCCCGGCGACACCGGGACGCCCATCGTCAGCCTCGCCAATGCGTCGGCGGGCTCGCAAGGGATCAGCGCGACCTACGATCCTGCCTATGTCTACGTCGATCCAAAGACCGACGAAGAAGTGACCGGACCGGCGACGCTTGTTCTCGTCCAGATCGACGAGACGACGCTGGAAGGCCTCGCGCTCGGGACGCCTTACGACAAGTCGGTCAGCCTCCATTACGATCTGCACGTCACGCCGTCTGGAATGGCCAAGCGCATCCCGGTCGAGGGCAAGTTCATCCTCAAGCCGGGCGTAACAATATGACACGCGCGATCATCGTCAAGCGCGAGGGCGCTTATGTCATCACCGCTGCGGGGGCCGAGCTTGCGGCGTCTCTCGCGGCCCAGTCACGTATTGCGCGCGATCGGGCGGAGGTTGCAGCAAGCGCATCGGAGGTGAGCGCAGCCTACGCCGAATCAATGACGGGTCCGACCTACGCGAACACGTCGGCGGGGCTAGCGGCCACGACGGACGGCGAGGGGTTCGCCGTAGACAATGGTGATGGCACCGTCACCGTGTATCTGAATAACAGCGGTGTCGCCGATGAGCAGCGCACCCTTGCCACCACTGCGGCGCTCGCTGACGCCACCGGTGCATCCATGGTCGGGGTCCAAAACCCCCGTTCTGGCACGGTCTCGCGCAACGTCTACGAGGTTCTGGCCGACTTCCTGACCGTCGAATGGTGGGGAGCGGTGGGCGATGGCACGACCGACGACACGCTTGCAATTCAGGCGATGATCGACGCGGTCGGTTATTTCAAGCTGTCCCAGAAGACCTATAAAATCACGGACAGCCTAACGATCCCCGCCGGTGGTCCTTACAACCGCCTCTGGTCGGGTCGCGGTATGCAGGCGTCCGCTCTTCTATGCGATGGAATGACGGGGCTCCCGGCGCTCAAGCTGGAATCGCCGACCGGGCTTTACCGCGTCACCATGCGCGACTTCCGCATTTACGGCGACTGCGACACCGCTCTGGACCTTTCCGGCCTTGCTGGCGGGGACCAGATTTACGCGTCGAGTTTCTCCGATCTGTGGCTTGAGAGCGCGGCGGGAAGCTGCATCAAGGCCGACAACAATTTCTCCTGCGACTTCACCAACGTCCATGTTTCCTCGACCGGGGGGCATGGTTTCGAATTGAAGGGTGACATCGTCCGCACGCTCACCAACTGCTACGCGCATGTCGTCGGCACTGGCATGGCGGGCTATCGCATCTGGGGGCAGGCGAACCTCATCGGCTGCAACGGTCTCGACGGCGGGCAAATCTGGGGCGACTTCGGCGCGCGCTCGACCGTGGACACCGTCGATAGCCAGTATGTCATCAACATGGTCGGCTGTAATATCGAGGATTTCACCCTCATCGGCATCCGGCTTCGCTACATCGGATCGCTGGTCACGCTCGGGTGCAACTGGGTCGGCAAGGCGAGCACGGCCGTGACGGCGCTTGTTTCGGGCGCGGACTATCAGGAAGCGGGATGGACGTGGGTTGATCGCGGCGGGCGCTGGTTGCCCAAGTCGGGCTCGTCGGTCACGAACAACTATCGCCTGCAATCGAAGACTGACGCGCGGCTGCTCGATGTTGGCAATTCGCTGATCGGCGCCGCGCACTGGCGCAACACGGCGGCGGGGGTGTCCTATAACCCGCCGAATATCACCACGAACCTGCCTGCCAGCAACACGCCGGCAACCCGCTTCGACATGCTCGATTACGCCCGCTCCTACGGGTTCAACCTGCAGGTGCCGACGCTCTGGACGGTGAACGCGACGACCTTTGCGGTCACGCGCATTTCAGCGGTGCGGACAGCGAACAGTTCGGCCACGTCCTTCGCCACGGCGACAGGCGGGGAATTGGGGCAGCGCCTTGTGATCATTGTGCAGGACGCTAACACGACGATCACGCACGGCACCGGCGCCAATCAGTTCACCACCACCTCGGGATCGAACATCACCGCTGCGAACGGCGGGGTCTATGAGTTCGTGTTCAACGGCACGCTGTGGAGGCAGGTGTGACCGCTCAATCCGAACTCCACACGCTAGCAGTAAAGGTCGGGGAAATTAGCGGGCAATTGCGTGAGCTGATCCACAACCAGAACAACATGGCCATGAAGCTCGACGGGCTCACCGAGAAGCTCCTGACCGCCCCGTCCCAAGCTGATTACGAAAAGCTCAGTAACCGCGTGGAGGCGCTCGGTGCGCGAGTAGATGCGCTTGAGGCGGCGAAGGACCGCAATGATGGAGAGCGCGGCTTTCTGGCTGCGGTGCTCGGATCGCGAGCCTTTGGCGTCGTCATCACCGCCCTGTTTAGCGCCTACATCGCAGTGAAGGAAGGGTTGTTCAAATGAGCCTCGCCAAAATGCTCGACACGGCACTGATGGCGGCACAGCACGTCATGCGGCCCGCGCCGCCCGTTCCGCCTCCTGCGGCGGCTCCTGCTACCCCCATCGCCCTTCCTGACGGCAATTACACCATGACGAACCCGGCGGCGTTCTTTGCTGCGGTTCGGGCCATCACCGGCTCTCTCGATCAGGTGCAGGTGGACACGATCAACCGGCTGCTCGCGGGGGCAACGCGGTGGCGGGCGCCGTGGCTAGCCTATGCGCTGGCCACCGCTTGGCACGAGTGCCGTCTTCGCCCGATCGCCGAATGGGGCAAGGGACGGGGGCGTTACTACGGCAAGCCCGGCGCATATGGCGGGCAGGTGCCTTACGGGCGCGGCCTAGTCCAGCTGACGCATGACCGGAACTATGAATGGGCGGACAAGGCGCTGGGGCTCAATGGATCGCTGCTCCGCAACTTCGACCGCGCGCTCGAACCCGACATTGCCGCGCGCATCCTCGTGCTCGGCATGGAGACAGGGGCTTTCACCGGCAAGGCGCTCCGGCACTATCTCACCGGCGACAACGCGACCCGCGAGCAGTTCCGGCAGGCACGGCGCATCATCAACGGCATGGATAAGTCCGATCTCATCGCCGGATATGCCGAACGCTTTATGTCGGCCATCGCCAAGGGCGGGTGGAGGGATTGATGACCGAGCGCCGCGCCCCGATCCGCACATGGGCGCTGGTCGCCGTGGCTGTGTCCAGCGCGTTCACCATCGGCATGGCGGTATGGCTCGTTTTGATCCTCTCCGCGCAGGATTGGTGCACACGCGCGCTCGGGGCCGCGAAATATGCCACCGGGCGCCCCGCCAATGCCATCGACGCCTGTTTCAGCCTGATGAACGTGCAGGTCGATACGCTCGGCAAGGCGCTGCTTATCGTCATCGGGGTGCAAGCCCTCTCCCTGCTCGTGCTCGTCGTCATCATCCTGGCAGGCGGACGGCTGTCGTTCAACGCGAGCCGTGACGGGGTATCTGCCGACATAAGCCGCGACGAGGCTGCGCAGCGGGTGGCTGACGCGGCTGTGGACGAGGCTCAGGCCGTGAAGGATTCCGGCTCAGCCGGATAACCGGGCCGCGCGGATCAGCGGCAAATTGACTGGAGTAACCTAAGATGGACAGTCCTACCCTCGAAGCCACGGAAGCTTTCAGCGCCAGCCGTGCAACTCACCCGCGCGTTTCGCTCGACGACATGAAGGCAAAGATCGCGGAGGAGCATTATTTCTCGGCGGGGTCGGCCCTCAGCGCCCTCAACCCCGGCGCGGACCATGCTCAGGCGAGCAACCCGCTCGCTATCCTGACCATCTGCATCTTGGTTATGCAGAACGGCTTCACTGTCATCGGGAAGAGCGCCCCGGCGTCGCCCGAGAACTTCGATCAGGAGAAGGGCAACCGCTTCGCTTACGAGGACGCAATCAAGCAGCTTTGGCCGCTTGAAGGCTATGCCCTCCGCGAAAAGCTGGCCGCATGAGCCAACGGCGGGGGCTTCGGCTCCCGCCAACGGGAGAACGCAATGCCCCGCTATTTCACCAAGCGCCCGCGCGCCGACGACGAATATTGGGAGCCGATGGCGCCGCTTCTGACCAGCATCGAGGTCTGCGATCACGAGGCCGTCGATACGGGCCTGCTCGACGCGGACGGGAACGTGATCATGCGCGCGCCCAACCCGCTTGGATTCGGAAAGGACGACGAATGGTAAGGCTCGCAATCGGCTTCATCGGTAACGCCCTGACCTACATCATGCCCGCCAAGGCGGCGAAGTGGGGCGGCTATGTCGTGTTCGCCCTGATCGTCGCGCTCGCGCTCTACCTCGCCTACGCTTGGGCATGGGATCGGGGCAGGGACGACGAGCGCGCCCGATGGGAAGCTGCTGCCGCAAAGATCGAAGCAGCCGACGCAAAGGCAGATGCTGCCGGGACTGTCACCGCTGCGGAAACGAAAGGTAAGGTTGATGCCGAAGTTGAGAAAGCGCGGGAAGCTGCTCGCCAGTCTGGGGATCCCCTTGGCGCTGTCGCTGACAGCCTGCGGGCCAAAGGTAGCGGTAAAGGCAACTAAGCCGCCGCCAGAGCTGCTGACGTGCGCGGGACAGCCGGACGCTCCCGTATTGCCGCCGCCGGGGATCGAGCGCGACCGCATCGTGTCCGAATGGGTGCTGGCCTATCATGCCGCATGGGGAGACTGCGCCGCTAAGCTTTCGGGCGTTCGTGCGTGGAGTGACGCACTCCCGTAGGCGCGTCCAGCGTCGAATATATGCCCGCACCTTCGCTTCGCTTTTCAAGATCGAGCATCCGTCCCGTGAACTCGGACACAAGAAGTGCCGTTTCCTTGGGGCATCGTCGTTCGCAGTTTCGCCATGCCGTCGAGAGGGCGGGGGAGAGAATCGGGGGCGTGTGATTGACCATGCCGGGATGCTAGCGACGTTCCCGGTGCGTTCCAAGTGACTCGGTTAGGGCGTGGAGTGAGACGCTGCCGGATTAAACCGCTACGTAGCGCCCTTCGCCTCTCGCTTGCATCTCAAAATATATTTCATCGCAGAAATTGCCGTAGCGGTCTGGATCGTCCCACATTGCCTTCAATTGGGCGGTGGACAGGCGGCGTATTTCATCTTGGACGCCGGGGTGCGCTTCGAGCGTCGGCAGCATCTGGATTACGTTGTCCATCATCATTCCTTAATGGCAGACCGAACCAGCGCCAAAGCCTTCTCCACTGTCGAGCGACAAGGCCCGGCGACGAACTCGGAGCCGCCTATTCCGGCAGCCTCCATCTTCTCGCCCCAGATTGCCGAAGCTGTCGTCATCAGATTGCCGTAGCCGATGCGTTCGCCAAGCGCCCGGACCTCGTCCATGTGGCGCGGGTCGGGAATATTCGGGCTGGCGGCGAGTGCCAGCGTCTCCTCGGCATCCATCAGCGCGAGCTGCGTAATGCTCTCTACCATCCCCAAATCCTATCATTCCCACGCGATTCCGCAACGAAAACCTTGCTCTCCGGCCCTGTTCTGCTATGAAGGTGGGGCGCGGCGGCGAGCGAAAGATCGCAAGACCCGACCGTGGCGGGAGATCACCATCCCGGTGTATAGGGCAGCCAGCAGTGGCGAGGGGCGCAACCCCGAAGGTCCAGCCGGGAGGGGTAGGCTACGGCTCGCCTCTTAAACGTTTCCACGGCCCGCGCTATGAGCAAGGGGGCGGCCCAAGTGCGAAGGCCGGGCGCTCGCTAAACCGGGTTCCGATCCGGGTGAACGCCCCCGCTCTTCCTCACCCCACCACCCAAACCACCACCCCCGCAATAAACATGAGCCCTAAGGCTATGGCAATGCGGTGGCCGTGGCGGAGAAGGGGGTTCACGGGGCGAGGGCTTCAAGCATCGAACTGCCTTCGCACCTCTTCGGCGGCATCGCAAATGTCGGCGAATCGCTCCTCAGACTGTTCGGGCCAACCTCCCCACGTCATCTCATAATAGATGTGCGTCGCCGCATCATCGATCGGCATTTCGGCTTCGACGGGAAGTAGCTTCCATTCGCCCCAAGGACGAAACTCGATAGCCCAACAAGTCCCGTCCGGTGTAACGCCTGAGACATCAAACCAATCGCAATCTTCATCATCCTTGCGAGCGGTGATGCGGACGACCATGCCCTCTCCTCCATCTACCCCGATAGAAGCATTGAGACGCTCGCGAAACTCGTTGAAGGTTGCTGCTGATCCCCAGCCATCATCGCCTGAATAGCAGCGGCGGTATATTGTGGAGACGCGCTCAGCATCGGCGGCGTTCACGATTCGAGAAACGGTTTGAAGCTTGCTCTGCGTCATCACCCCTTATCCCGTAAGAGAATGGCGCGGACTTGCTGACCAAGGGGCGGCTTCATGGCCGCGCATTCCAGTAGGATTCCGGCAAAGCAGCAATCGGAAAGCAGTCGTTGTCTTCCATGTACGAGTGCGCGACGCATTCGTCGTATGTCTTGTGCGTACTGGTTCTCAACGATTCTGAAAATTTCCCCGTCGTGATACCAATGTTGACCCAATTCACATTCGGATCACGTTGACGAATCTCTTCGATCTTCCGCTCGCGAGCAAGTTGAGCCTCCGCTTCCGCCTCAGCGGCGATTTCCGCTTGGGTCTTGATCGGAGTGGTAGCTAGTGTTTCCATATCTCCTTCTGGTACTGGGTAATGGCTCTTCTCTGGCGGGCTACACCCGGCCAATGCGGCCAATAATGCCATGATTGCAAATGGCGCTGGCTCAGATTTTCTCATCATGTCCTCCTATAGCGGTAAGGGCGGCGCGGGCGAGAAGTTCCGCGGTGCCAGCTTGGTGAACCGCTGGCCACGCCTTGCTCTCCTGCATCGTCCTTGCAGCAGCCTCCACCGTCTCCTCCCTCCCTAGATACTCACGGAAGTATGATAGGGCGGCGTCGGCAATATCGCGGTCAAGATCGCTGACAACGATTTTGCACCCTTCCGGCAGCTCACTCCTGCCGTAATCGAAGCGCGCGTTAGCGACCTTCTGGGCCAGTTCGTCCCTATCCATTACTCACCTCCGATAGAAGATAGAGCAGCGCGGGGATAAAGGCGCTCAACAATAAAAACCCGAACGTCCTGCACAAGCCTTCCTGCTGCGATGCCGCCGCTGTCTTTCTGCGTCATCAGGAAGCACCATTGCTGCAAATCGGAAAGCCGCTGCATCAGTTCGGCGGTTTCCGTGTCCGGCGCGCCACCGGGCGGTAGTGTCACCTCTTCAAGCGTCATCGGTCGTGTCCTTGGTTTGAACGAGGGTGGCGCGGATCGCCTCTTCTCCATAGATATGAATTATCTGCGCTAAGCTGGGTCGAGCGATCCCACCGCGTAGCATGTTGACGTGAACGACGTTCGGGTCTTTCAAAGCCTCCACCTCTGCGCGCAGGTCGGTTATGGTGTCGGCCGCTTCGGTGAGCAATGGGTCAGACGGGCCTCGATACAGCATGTCTCCGCCAGCGTCGCGCTTGCGTTCGTTTTCCGCTCGCAGACGCTCAACTATGTCAGACATCGGGGGTTCCTTGCTTTGAGGGCGCAGGCGCAAAGAGCGAGCGCAGGAGTGGCGAAGTTTGACACGCGATATTCTTCATGCCCCGGAGCCCGCATGGGGTTCCATACTGAGGCCTGCCCTGGATCGCCCGTGCCGCTGCTCCTCACCTCAAATGACCAGCCCTCCGGCACCAGCGTCATCGCAGCGTCTATGCTGGCGGTGTAGCGCCGAGCGGCAATCCCGCTCTTGTGACCCGTAAGACGATTGAGGGTGTGGCCACAGGGGACTTTTTCGCCCATCGCAGAAACCGCGAAAGCGATTTCGTCGTCCAATTCCCGATCCGGCCCGCCCGCCCCCTCGATCCTCTCGACCAGCCGCTGTATATCGCTGTCAGGCATCGGGGTTATCTCCTGTGGTCGGGGGAGGGGGAGGTAAGGGCCGCCAATGGGTCGGCGGGAACGGAATGTCAGCGCGAGCGTCGTAATTCGGCCAGACATATGGGCCGCGCTGCCAGTCCACCCACATGATCGTTTCCCACGCGCCGCAGTCTGGCAGATTATGGGTGACGCATACGAGAACCTCGGTCCCGTCCCGCGGCGCCGTCTCAATCGGCATCCACCCATCCAGTCGGGTATCTTTGTTAGTCATGGTGGGGCTCCGGGGTGGGGGTGAAGCAATGACAAGTGACGATTTGGCCGTTGCAGTCATCCATGCCGCCAGCGAGCGCGCACAAGTCGCTTTCGCAGTCGTCGGAATGACCATACACCTCGCCGTAACCGCCGCATGTGTCGCAAACTTCTTCTGGATGATAATCGCTAACGTGCGCCAGAAAGATCGCCATTCCCTCAGAGTAGCCCAAGCTGCACAGGGTCTCGGTAACCAGCAGGTCGAGTTGGCGGTGGGCTTGGTGGCCGCTGTGCTGCGAAACGATTTCGCTGCATCTTGCGGCAAAGTCGGTTAGCGAAATTACCGGCTTCGAGGCGGTCGGCGTAGCGGGCGCGGCCAGCATAGTTGTCACCCTCGCAGTCATAGCGGTGCCCGTTCTGCGCAAGGCTCGTGCTGTCCACGCTGACGAATGGATATGGACATTATTCACTTAAGATACCACACACGGAATGTGGGCAAAGAGAAGGGCGACCGAAGCCGCCCTAGGTGCTGATAGGACCGTGGCGCCCGTAGGTCACGGCTGTTGCTGGATCAGGCTACCCTGTCAGCGCGAACGCCAGTGGGCGCACACGTGCTCCACACTGCCGAACCGCACACGGGTATAAGCGCGAACGCGGACCACTGTGCAATTTCCTTGCAAATGGCGGTCTGGCGTGCGATTCCTCTGGTGCGAATAGTGAGATCGCGGTCGCCAGACCGCCGGTTGAACCGGAGGACCGGCCCTTTGGGTCGGTCCTTTTGCCTTTTCAGGCCTGCGGCTTCTTCATGGATATTGCCGAGCGACGAGCGTCCCGCGCAGCATGTGCAGCGGGTGCCACGTATTGCCCATCAGGGCGGCAACCTCGTCCATGCGCCGAAAATAGGCCTCGCAGCCCACCGGCTCTTTCTTCGGGTCGCCGATCCAGCCGATGCATACGCGAGCGTATTTCTCGCAAAGGCGCGCCAGACGATCTAGCGGTCCGTCCATGTGCCACACCGGCGCCCCGCGATCCCCGAAAGGCCAGTCGTTCAGCAAGCCGTCGTTGAGCTGGGAAGGGGCGCCGGGAATGTCGGGGATGATCGCCCACCGTCCCGGGTGAAACAGCATCGGGTCCAGCCACTCGTAATAGCCCGTCCAATCGCCCTTCGGTGCATCCATCGGGTCCACGCCCTGACGCAGCGCCTGCAT